TTTAATATACAAACAGAAGCGTTTAATTTAAATACTGCTAATATAATAATCAGTAGTAGTAATAATGGTGTTATATCATTAGGTAGTACGCCTCCTACAGATTGGGAGGGCGTGGGTGCTTCTAATAGACAAAAGGGATTTTATGTAAGTGGACTTGGTAGTTTATTACTTGGTAACTCAGACGGGGGTAGAATACAATATAATCATAGTACTGAAACTCTTATAATGAGTTCATCTGGTTTTATGTTAGGAAAAGGAAAGACTGGTACTGGTGGCCAGTTTATTAGTGGTTCACCAGATAGTGGTGGTACAATTGAGATAAGTTCAAGTAACTTTCATTTATCTAAAACTGGTGATGTTACAATGGCAGGAACAGTTTCATCGAGTGCCGGGGATATTGGTGGGTGGAACATTGAAACGGGGGGTATTACACAAACATCGGCTTCACAAGAAATAGGATTAGCTACAACATCTGGTTCATTTTATATACAAGATAGTTCTACCAAACAATATGTTGCAAGATTTGGTTATTTTATGATAGATGAGCCAGGAGTAGTGTCTGCAAGTTTTTTTGATAGATTAAGTAATGGTGATTTTGAAACTGGAACTGGAACTGACCCAAGAACAGCAACTGGGTGGACTTTAGATTGGTCTGGAGTGGGCGTGTTTGCCAAAGTAACGGGCTCTACAGAATCAACATATGAAGGTTCATATGGAGTTACATTTAGACTTGACATTGATGCAGGAGGTGGTGGTATTGGCGCGTAATTATGAAAAATATTTTGTATAGAAATGAAATAGAAATTAGAAAATCTAAAGTACATGGATATGGAGTTTTTGCTAAAAAGGATATAATGACTGGAGAAATATTAGAAGAGTGTTATTACACCAAACTTTCATCGAAAGATATTGATAACGTAGATAGTAAATACACTTACTATTGGCCAAAAAGTAAAGGTGATGATAGACCTAAACCACCACATAGTTTTAGAGCCTTTTTATTTGGTTACGCGTCATTGTACAATAGTGCAGAAAAGTTGAAGATAGAATGGTAAATTACTACACGAGTGAAGAAGATAATATTTTTATTTTTGAAAGTGTAAAAAATATAAAAAAAGACCAAGAAATTTTATCTTGGTATAATAAGGAGTAAAAATAAATGGCTACAACAAATACTGTATATCATTATTTAAGAAATGATACAATACTTGATGGTACGAGTAATAAAACACCAATGGAACCAGGAGAATCGGCAAATTTATCTTTTTTTGGTAAGAGAAATGCACCTGGTTTTTCTCCAAAAGTAAATCTTTATCTTAGTCATGATAGTACAAATGAGTGGACTTGTATTATTGGGAAGAGAGCTACAGGCGTACATCAAACTTTTTCTTTAGGTGGAGATTGGAAGAAGTTTAGTTATACGGCACAAGTTCCATCCGAAGATGGTGACACAGATTTTACTGGTGGAACTTCTGTGTCAACGTGGACAACGGCTAGTATACAAGTAACATCGTCAATGTCTGTAGTTGGGGCCCCAGCGTATAGCATTCATAAGCGTATGTATCTTGATAATTTTAAATTAACAGCAAATAAACCACAAGTACATGCGTCACAAGATGGTATTTTAATATATAATACTGGTGATAACTATATTAATATGGACGCGAGTGGGTTAGAAGTACGAGGTGGTAACATAAATACAAATGATATTGTTGCAAATTCAGTTGAATCAAATGTTATTTCGACTAACGATTTAGTAACAATAGATGAAACTCAAGATTTGGTAATTGGTAGAGAATCTGCAATAGATGACCCAGGAAATGTTATTATCCAAGCGGCACCAACCGTAACCGAGGGGGGAGGCGAACAAGGGGGTTCTATTTTATTAATACCAGCGTCTGGTTCAGAAGGTGGTACTCAAGGTATCACATATGGTGTTGTTTCTGTTTCTGGGTCATTAAATATTAGTACTGCACTTAGTAAAGGTTCTGGTACATTTAAAATTAAACATCCAAATCCAGTAAGTGCATCTGAATATTATTTACAACATTCGTTTGTTGAATCGCCTACTTGTGGTGATAATTTATATCGCTGGTCGGAAAATTTATTTAGTGGTTCTAATAGTTTAGATTTACCAGATTATTATAGATTTTTAAATGAAAATAGTATGGTATGGGTTAATCCGATAAAACATTTTGGTAGAGGATATGGTAAAGTTAATGAAAATCAAACACAAATTGATATAGAAGTTGAAAATGATGGTGAGTATAATATACTTTGTATTGGTACAAGAAAAGATAAAGTAGCTGTAGATAATTTTAAAGGTGTTATAATAGATAGAGAGAATAATTAATGGCCAATTTAAGTAAAACTGGAATAACGAGTGGTTATTCAATAACACCAACACATATAACTAATTTATATGATTGTCTAACTGGTACAACAGCGTTTGATAATATTCAAATAGCTAAATTTGAATATTTGAACGCAGGTGGTACTGCTGGGTCTGGTGGATATGGTCTTAGAAATAATAGTGGTACTATAGAATTTAAAAATAATGGTGGAGGTTGGGCAGGTATAGCAACAGGTGGTGGTGGTTCAACATTAACTGTAGCAGGTAGTAACAATCATATACAAATTAATGATGGTTCGAGTGGTCTTGATTCATCAACAAGTTTTACATATGACGATAGTGGTAAAGTATTCAGATGTGGGGATTTAGCAGGAAGTGGAAATAATACATATATTAGTATGTCGGATTCACAAGGTAATATAGCATGTCAATCTACAGGTCTATTCTGGGGTGGAGATTATCCTGGTTTTTCTCTTGGTACTTATATATCCGTTGATGATGTAAATGAAATTATACGTATACAATGCGAGGGTTCTACATTCATTGGTGATGATGACTGGGTAGGATATGGTAATGGTACACATATAGAAGTAAATGATACTAATCAACAAATTAGTATGAGTGCTAGTAATGGTACTATTATTAGTAATCTATCAACTGGTACTGCTATTGACGTGGGAACTGATGCTACTGGTAAATTACAACTACACGTATCTGATTTTAGATTAAAAGAAAATATAGAACCAATTGAAAATCCACTTAATAAAGTTTTAAATTTAGATGGTGTAAAGTTTGAATGGAAAGATAAAGAAACACGAGGTGCTGGAAAAAGTATAGGTTTTATTGCACAAGAAGTTGAAAAATATGTACCAGAAGTTGTGTTTCAAGATAAAGAAGGTGTGTATGGTATGAATTATAGCCCATTAGTAGCCGTATTGGTTGAAGCTATAAAAGAACAACAACCACAAATAGATGAATTAATGAAAAGATTAGATAAGTTGGAAAATAATGGCTGATTTAAGTAAAACTGGAATAACTTCTGGAGCAACATTTACTAATACAATGTTGTCTGATTTATATGATTGTTTAACTGGTACAACGGCGTATGATAATATATCAGTATCCAAATATTCATATCTTAATGGTGGTGGTGTAACTGGTAGCGATGGATATGGTATTAGAAATAATAGTGGTACTATGCAAATGAAGAATAAAGATGGTTCGTGGGAACAATTTTTAGCTGCTGTACAAAGTGTAAGTGGTAGTCAATATGCTGTTATATGGAATGATGGTGGTTCATTTGGAGCAGATGATGAGTTTTTCTTTAATACGGCAAGAAAAGATTTTGGAGTAGGTGATACGGGTGGAAATGGTAATAATACTTTTATTAGTATGTCTGATACAGGTGGTCAAGTTGCTTTAAATTCAATTGGATTTGTATCATTGGGAGATAATGTTGGCAACTCCAATGGTACTTATGTTACTTGTGATGATGTAAATGAGGTAATAAGAGTTCAACAAGAAGGTACTACGTTTATTGGTGATGATGATTGGGTCGGATTTGGAACACAAACTCATATGGAAATAAATGATAATAACCAACAAATTAGTTGTAGTAATGCACTTGGTTTTATTGTTAGTGGACTTGCTGGTAGTAGTTTGGATTTAAATGCTGATGCAAATGGTAAACTAATAAACGCGGTTTCCGATTTTAGGCTAAAAGAAAATATAGAACCACTTACAAAATCACTTGATAAAATTAATAAATTAAGAGGTGTAAATTTTGAGTGGAGAGAAGAGTTTAAAGATGAACAAGGACATGGAAAAAGAGTAGGTATGATTGCACAAGAGGTAAAGGATATAATACCAGAAGTGGTTGTCCAAAAGGATGGTGTTTATGGTATAAATTATACTAAAATAATACCTTGTTTAATTGAAGCTGTAAAAGAACGACAAAATCAAATCGAGAACCTTAAAGAAAGACTCGATAAGTTTTGTTGATGATATTTATATATAGGAAAATAACATCAGGAGTCACGAAATGTTAATAAAATTCGAAGAAATAATAGAGGTGGTTTTACACCACGAAGGCGGTTATGTAAATGACCCTAAAGACCCAGGTGGTGAAACTAATTTTGGTGTTGCTAAAAGAAGTCACCCAGATGTAGATATAAAGAACCTTACAAAAGAAGGTGCAATAGAAATCTACAAGGAACACTATTGGGATAGAAATAAAGTAGAATCTTTATCAGAAGATTTACGTCACATTTATTTTGATATGTGTGTAAATCAAGGTAGAGGAAGAGCTGTAAAGATTATGCAACGAGCGGCTAACGCTAAAGGTGCTGGTTTAAAGGTAGATGGTGGAATGGGGCCAAAAACAATAGCGGCTATGAAAGGTGTTGAGTTGGATAGAGTTAGAGCGTATCGTGTTAAATACTATGCGGATTTAGTAACAAGAAAACCAGATTTAGAAAAATTTTACTTTGGTTGGTTTAGAAGAGCATTGGAAGTATAATGAACAAAAAAATCTTAAAGGAAATGATAAAATCAGAACTTCGTGAGTTTCTTGAAGATACAGGAAAACTTTGTGTTGTTCTGATGGGTTTACCTGCGGCTGGTAAGTCTACTTGGATTAATAATGAGGGTTCAAGTTACATACCAGGATTTACTGGATATAATGTAACTAATTCTGATTCACAAGTTATGGCTTTACAATATGATACTGCTATGTTACACTACCAACACTTGTTGAAAGTAGCACCAGATGAAGAACGTAGTAGTGAACGGGGATTTGGTGAATTTGTTGGTAATTCGGCATATACATCAAATCGTGGTAAAATAGTTACATTTCCTTTTGATTTTAATTGGTGGTTACAGAATAAAGATAAAGGTAGTAATAATTTTTATAAACTATTGTATAAACCATTTTATGCATCGTTCTTTGATATCAGAGATATAGCTAAAGAATATGAAAAGGATTTGTTTAAAACTAAAGTACATAAGGCTGGTAAACTTCTTGTAATAGACACAGTAGCGTCTAAACCACCAAAGATTTTACGTAGATTGAAACAAACTCGTGAAGAAGGTTATCATAATATTATTGTATATTTGGAAATAAATTCAGAATTAGCTGTTGCAAGAGATAAGTGGAGAGAGAAAAACGTTGGTAGAGGTGTTGGTGCTAAGATTATTGAAAACTATGCTAAATTGATGAGTGGTGCATATAAAGTATATGCTAAAGAAGGTAAAAATGATAGTGGTTTAGTTGATAGATTAATGTATTTTAAATGGTTTCCAGCCGGAACATCACCAATTAAGGGTGTTTGGAAAAAATTAGAAGATAAACGATATTCTATTAAAAGAAAACTTGATAAACTTAGGGATAGAAAATGAAGGGAATGAAAAAACTCGTAGAATCTATTGTTAGTGATACTCTTGGAGAATCCAAGGTACATGGTGCTGACCCTAAAGGTATAAACAGAATTGTTGGTGTTTATGTTGGTAGATTTCAACCATTTCACGCAGGACATTTTAATACTTTTAAAGAAATGCAAAAAGAGTTTGGTGCTAAGGATACTTTTATAGCTACATCTAATGTAAGTGGTGGTGATAGACATCCTTTTAATTTTAAAGAGAAACAAAAAATTATTAGTAAGATGTATAATATCAGAAAAAATCAAATAGTACAAGAAAAAAATGTTTATGCACCAATTAATATCTTGTCCAAATACGATAAAGAACACACGGCCGTCGCAGTTGGTTTGGGTGAAAAGGATGGTCAAAGACTTGGTGGTAAATATTTTAAACCATATACTGGCGATGTAACAAAATTGAAGGGTTTTGAAGATAACGGGTATATTTATATAGTACCAACCTTTAAGTTAAAGGTGGGTGGTTCTAATATAAGTGGAACACAAGTTAGAAAACTTTTAAGTTCCCCAGATATAGATGACAAGAAAAAGAAAAAATTATTTAAGGTTATTTTCGGTAAGTTTGATAACTCAATGTATGAATTTATTACGAACAGATTGATGTTCGACCATAAGCGACCAAATGGTATACTTTTGACTAAGGAAATTGTAGCTAATTTTTGTGTTGACAATGATGTACCAAAAATGATACAAGAATCTTCTACTACTTTAACTACCAATTCCAAACGTGGTGCTAATGCAGGTGGTGGAGCACCAGATGATGGGCCAGGAACATTTTATAGAAATTTTTCAGACTATTATAGAGTAGCTAAAGATGCAGTACCTTGGTTTATGCAAAAAACTGGTTGGTCTGTTGTTGAATTTATGATAAAAGATAAAGAACCAGAAGTTTTAGACCCTGACATGGATTTTACTATGATTGATGACCCAATATCTAATGTTACGTTTGGAAGAGTTGGTTCTATACCAGGTAGTAAACACGCCTCGAAGGATTATTTAGAAAGATTAACAAGCATATCAGAAAGACTTGGTTGGGAAATACTTAAATGGATGCATAAAGATGGTAAAGGACTTGAGATATCCCAAAAACCAACAGAAGAATATGGTAAAGGTAAAGCCACATGGTCTTATAAAGGAACTAAAGGTAAGAAAGCTAAATTAAAAGAATCTGTAAAACTTAAAAAGAAAAAAGCGGGTGGTAGTAAATATAGATATACTGCTATAATTGATACACCAGTTTCTATAAATAATGTTGATGTAGGATTACATTCGGATGATAAAAGTGCTATAAAATCATTAAACGTATTGTTGAAAAGAAAGTTTCCAAAAGAAAAACCATTAAAAGAAAGAATTGATATTGTAGATGATGTAAAAAGGTTAATGACAGAAGGTGGAGCATATGGACATTTAGCACATCCATTTGATGATAATAATTTAACATTCAGAGATTTCAGAACAATGATTACTAATACACTACAAGGTAATCTTAGTAAAGAAAAACCAGCTACAGAAAAGACAGATGGTCAGAATATAATGATAAGTTGGAGAAATGGTAAACTTATAGCGGCTAGAAACAAAGGTCATTTGATGAATAAGGGTGCTAGTGCGTTAACTACGAATGGTATTAGTAAGATGTTTGCAGGTAGAGGTGATTTACACAAAGCTTTTGCAGGAGCTATGAGAGATTTAGAAGATGCTATAGGTGCTATTAGTGATAAACAAAGAGATAAAATTTTTAAAGAGGGTGAACAATTTATGTCTTTGGAAATTATCTATCCAAAAACAGCAAATGTGATTCCATATGAGAAATCATTATTGATATTTCATGGTGTACTTCAATATGACGATAAAGGAAATGCAATAGGTGACTATTCTCAATTTGCAAGAATGTTAACTGGTATGATTAAACAAGTTAACAAGGATGTACAAACTCAATATAAAATAGAATATCCACCAGTTGTAGAATTACCAAAAGTAAAGGACTTTTCAAATCGTAAAAAATTCTATATTGGTAAATTAAACACTTTACAGAAAAAATATAAGTTAAAACCTAATAACACGTTGGGTGACTATCATCAAGCTTTTTGGACAGAGTATATTAACAAAGCTTTAAAGAGAACTAAGACTAAATTACCAGAAAGTATGTTTATTAGATTAGTTAAAAGGTGGGCATTCTTTGATAAGTCATATAAGATTCCACAAATTAAAAAGGATATGAAAAAATTTCCAAAATTTTTAGATTGGGTTTTAACTACTGATAAAGAAGACCATAAAGCAAAATTTAAAGAAAATATTACACCTTGGGAAGACTTGTTCTTAGGACTTGGCACAGAGATAATGTTAAATATGACACAATTGTTGACCGCTAACCCAGACGAAGGAGCTCAAAAAATCAAAAAGGATTTAGAAGACACTATAAAAGCAGTTCAAAGTAGTGGTGATTTAAATTTGATAAAAAAATTAGAAAAACAATTAAAGAGATTAGAATCAATAGGTGGATTTGGTACTATAACATCAACAGAAGGTATAACATTTACTTTTAATGGTAAGTTATACAAATATACTGGTACTTTTGCTCCAGTTAATCAAATTTTAGGTTTATTAAAGTACATATAGGATAATTATGGCAGGATATAGTAAAGAGTCAGAAAGACAAAACAGAGCGTTACAAAGTATTTTAGATGGTGGTACACCAGAAAAAAGAATATTTGTAAGTATGTCAGATATCAAGAAAAAGAAAAAGGGTGACCAGAAGAGTCATTTAACTGATATTATGGCAGAAGCACGAGTACCTTGGTTTTGTCCAGAATGTGATAAGGTAATGAAGAAAAAATTAGACGATAAAATGTGGAGATTATTTGGACATTGTTTTGATTGTCAAGTTGTAATTGAAAATAAACTTCGTATTGAAGGAACATATCACGAATGGGCTAAAAAGAAAGTTTTATTAAATCAACGTTCTTTTGTAGAAGAACAATTACAAAATGTTACTGAATGGAAGAATCAAGGAGATGTTACATTTTATAATCAAATTAATCCTGATGGACATTCCGTTGAAAAAGAAAAATGGGATGTTAATAAAGAAAAAATTATAGAACAAGCCGATGAAGCTATAGGACATTATAAAGAATTATTAGAAAAGATAGATTTAGAACTATCTAAAATAGAAACTAAGGAGAACTAACATGGCTGTAAGTTCAATTACAGAGTTAAAGACAAAGATACAAACTCTTAGTGATAATAAGAGAGGAAATCTTAGAAATCCTACGTACCTATCAACTATTGCAGATTCATTACAAACAGAAATTGTTAATTTGAATGCAAGTGGTAGTGACGCATCTTTAATTTCACAAACAGAAACTTATTTACGTAAAGTACAGACAATGTATTCAAGTTCAGTAGCATAATGAGTGATAAACAAGACTTAAAACAATTAGTTAGGTCTGAATACGTCAAGTGTGCCAAAGACCCAGTATACTTTTTAAAGAAGTATTGTATGATACAGCATCCAATTAAAGGCAAAATACCATTTCAATTATGGGATTTTCAAGAAAAAACATTGGAGGACTTTAAAGATAATAGACTTAGTGTTATTTTAAAAGCACGTCAGTTGGGTATATCAACATTAACAGCTGGATATTCACTTTGGTTAATGACATTTCATCAAGATAAAAATATTCTTGTTATTGCTACAAAACAAGATACTGCTAAAAATCTTGTAACAAAAGTTCGTGTTATGCATGCTAATTTACCATCTTGGTTAAAACAAAGTTGTGTTGAAGATAACAAATTATCTTTGAGATATAAAAATGGTTCACAAATTAAAGCTGTAGCAAGTTCGGAAGAAGCTGGTCGTTCAGAAGCACTATCTCTATTAGTTCTTGATGAAGCTGCATTTATAGACAAGATTGATACAATATGGGCTGCCGCATCACAAACACTATCTACGGGTGGTCAATGTATTGCACTATCTACACCAAATGGTGTTGGTAATTGGTTTCATAGAACTTGGATGGATGCCGAAGATGGGATAAATGGATGGAACTTTATAAAATTACATTGGACAATACACCCAGAAAGAGGAGAAGAGTGGAGAAGTAAACAAGATTTATTATTAGGGCCATCGTTAGCCGCTCAAGAGTGTGATTGTAGTTTTATAACTTCTGGTCAAACTGTAATTGATGGTCTTATAATAGAAGATTATAGAGAAAATTTTGTAAAAGAACCAATTGAAAGAAGAGGATTTGATTCTAATATGTGGATATGGGAATATCCAGATTATTCTAAAGATTATGTGTTAAGTGCTGATGTTAGTAGAGGAGATGGTACAGACTTTTCAGCGTTTCATGTGATTGATGTAGAGTCAATGAAACAAGTAGCAGAATATAAAGGTAAAATTGGAACTAAAGATTTTGGTAATATGTGTGTAAGTGTTGCTACAGAGTATAATAAAGCATTATTAATTGTGGAAAACAATAATATTGGTTGGTCTGCTATACAAACCATAATAGATTCAGAATATCCGAATTTATTTTATACATCAAAAGATTTAATGTATGTAGATACAGCAAAACAATTGACAAATAGATATAGAAGTCAAGATAGGAACATGGTTCCAGGATTTAGTATGACAGCAAAGACAAGACCACTTGTTATTGCTAAATTAGAGGAATATTTCAGAGAAAAGTCAGTAAGCGTTAATTCACAACGATTAATTGATGAGTTGTTTGTATTTATATATAAGAATAGTAGAGCTGAAGCTATGGTAGGGTACAATGATGACCTTGTTATGAGTTTAGCTATAGGTTTGTGGGTTAGAGATACGGCTCTAAGATTGAGAGCAGAAGGTATAGAACTTACAAAACGTTCATTCGATTATTTTCAATCCCATCAAGGTGTTTATGATACCGAAGATGTCAATAAAAACGATAGTTGGCAAATGGATGTTGGTGATGGTAAAGAATCATTAGAATGGTTAATATAAGGAAGAGGATAAAATGGCCGATAAAAGTTTAAGAGCTAGATTAAAAAGATTATTTTCCACAAATGTCATTGTTAGGCATGCAGGGGGGAGAACTTTAAAAGTAGCTGACACCAATAGGGTACAAGCTATAAACCAAGATATGACAGATAGGTTTACTAAGTTGTATAACAATATGTCACCAATGGGTTGGGGTACAAAAAATAACACATTAGCATCTTCACAACGAGTTGGTTTATTTCAAGACTATGAATCAATGGATAATGATTCCATTTTATCATCTGCACTTGATATATACGCAGACGAATCAACGATGAGGTCTGAATATGGTGAGATATTAAATATACGTTCAGATTCGGATAATATACATGATATTTTACACAATCTTTATTATGATGTTTTGAATATAGAATTTAATTTATGGCCATGGATTCGTAATATGTGTAAATATGGTGATTTCTTTTTGAAGTTGGATATTCATGAGAAATATGGAGTTACAAATGTAGTTCCACTATCTGCATATGATGTTACACGTTCAGAGGGTGATGACCCAGAGAATCCTTATTATGTAAAATTCATTATTGAAAATGGACAAGATAGACATACAGTTAGAATGAATCCAAACAATAATGAATTAGAAAATTATGAAGTAGCTCACTTTAGATTATTATCCGATAGTAATATGATACCATATGGAAAGTCTATGATTGAAGGAGCTCGTAAATCTTGGAAACAATTAATTCTTATGGAAGACGCTATGTTAATACATCGTATCATGAGAGCACCAGAAAAGAGAATATTCAAGATTGATATTGGAAACATACCACCAAATGAAGTTGATAACTATATGCAACGAATCATTAATAAAATGAAGAAAGCTCCAGTTATTGATAAAGATACTGGTGATTACAATTTAAAGTATAATGTCCAAAATATAACAGAAGATTTTTTCTTACCAGTTCGTGGTGGTGATAGTGGTACGGAGATTGATACGGCCGCTGGATTGACATTTGAAGCTGTGGAAGATATCGAATATTTAAGAAACAAAATGTTGGCCGCACTAAAGATACCGAAAGCTTTCTTGGGATATGAAGAAGAGGTTAATGCGAAAGCAACTTTGGCCGCTGAAGACGTTAGGTTTGCTCGTACTATTGAAAGAGTACAAAGAATTGTTGTTAGTGAGTTAACTAAAATTGGTATAATTCATTTATATGCACAAGGTTACCAAGATGCAGACCTTGTAAATTTTGAGTTGGGTCTAACTAATCCATCAATGATATATGAACAAGAAAAACTTGAATTGTGGTCTACAAAAATAGATTTAGCGGCTAATATGAAAGATAATAAGTTGTTACCAACTGAATTTATGTATGATGAAATTTTTGGATTTACAGCTCAAGAAAAGAAAAAGGTAAGAGAACAATTAGTTGATGACCAAAAAAGAATGTTCAGATACGAGTCAATTGAACAAGAAGGTGCAGACCCAGCAGCGGAAGGTAGTTCAGGTGAGGATGATTTTGGTGAAGATGATTTTGGTGATAGTATGGCTAGAACAGGAACAGAACTTGGGCCAGAAGGTGGAAGTCCAGAAGGTGGATGGGAAGGTGCTGGTAGGCCAAAGAGACCACCAAAATTTGGCAAAGATGGTTCGGCTAGAGGAAGAGACCCACTTGGTGCACACGATATGAAGAAGGGAGCTAGTACTTTAGCTTTAGCACATTTAGATAAACTAAAAAAGTCACTGGGAAATAGTGGTTTACAATTATTGAAAGAAACCACTGCTTTAGATGAAGAGTATAAACGTGAAGTAAAAGATACTTTAGATAATAACGATAAATAAAATACTTTAATATTTATAATTGTATCATAGTATAAAAAATTTAATGGAGTAATTAACATGAGTTCATTCATAAAACATTTAAAAATTAAAAATACTGGAATATTATTTGAGTTACTTTCCAGACAAGTAACTGCAGACATTATTAATAATAGTAAAAAGTCACATGCAGTAGCGATGTTAAAAAAGTATTTCAAAGAAAATACAGAATTGGGGAAAGAGTTGCAACTTTATAATGTTATTATTACTCAAAAATTTCCAACTGAATATAAAGCTGAAAAAATGGTCGAAGCTGTAATAAAGTCCAGACAAAAATTATCTAATAAGAAATTACGAGAAGAAAAGTACAATCTTATTAAAGATATAAAAGATACATACGACATTTCAGAATTTTTTAGTTCTCGTATACCAAATTATAAACTTTTGGCTTCTATATATAAAGTTTTTGGATACACAACAGAGATACATAAGAATGACCCAACCGATGAGGTTAAAAGTAGGTTTGAAATAATAGAACATATTATTAATAAAAAGATTGAAACGAATGTAAAGACCAATAAAATTATTGAAACTTATAAACAACAAGAAAAAGATATGAGATTGTTATCTTATAGTATATTAGTTGATAAGTTTAATTCAAAATATTCATCTTTAAATGAACAACAAAAAGCTTTATTGAAAAAATATATAGAAAATGTTTCTAATACTAATTCTTTAAGAGAATTTATTAATAGTGAAGTTGATAAATTGACAAAAGAACTAAAATCAATGTTGAAAAATGTTGATGATAAAGTTACAACCATTAAATTAAAAGAAGCTACCAAATTAACTAAGAATATGACAAATCATAAAATTGTTAGAGATGACGATGTTGTTAATTTGATGAGATACTATGAATTAGTTAAAGAAGTAAAGAATGTCATCACAAAAAACTAAGGAACAACAACTTAAAGAGTTGTTGAAGCAGATGATACTTGATGTTTTAGATGAAGCATCAGTTTCTGCTAACATAGATGGTGGGGAAGGGCCACCAACAACACCATATTGGGTAAGTAAGAAGAAGAAAAAGAAGAAAGCTGGATATGGTGGTGGTCATAAACAACCAACAGTCTTAGGATATATGTTGGCTATTGACCCAAATTTGAGAAGAGTTTCTTGAATCTATTATGCCGATACAGTGGGATAGTAATGGCCCCACTTTTTTGAATAGATTAAGAAGTTTATTTAAATTAAAAAGAAGATGGGTCATTGAAAAAACTAAAGTTAGAGGTCAAGAACCAAGTAAAGTGGAAACTTTAAAATTTCTTGATGGGTTGATAAAATCATTGAATGAAATGAGAGAAGAAATTCTTAAAAGTAGGAGTTAACTTTGAAACGATTTAAAATAAAAGAAGTACATCGTTGGTTAAACAATCTTCCAGAAAATAAGTGGAGAAAAATTTATAAAGTTGATGCAAAAAGAGTTGCTCATTTTATCAATCATGGTGGTAATGTAGAATTACCCGTTACTCTAAGAAGAAAATACGGAGATACCGAATTTGTAAGAGAGAAAAAACTTGCAAAAGGATTCTTACTTCAGAAAATTGATGAAAAGAAGAAAAATGAGTCTATAATTACTTTAAAACAAATGGTTTATGAAGAATTAAAGAAGTTAGACAGAAGTGGTATATTAAAGGAGAGACTATCAGACGAAGCTAGAGAATTAAGATTGTTTATTGATAATGATGCTAAAATTTATAAGTCAAGATATATACCTATTCTTAAAAATTTATCTAAATTTAAGAAAAGGAATAAATTTAATCCTAAATTAGCTGTTAAAGCTTTTAAATACTTAGTTGACGATGGTGCTAAATCATATGCTAAAAATTACGGAGGTAGTGCTCGTGATATGTTTACTAAGAAGGATAGGTTAGTGTTGGCAAAAGATTATGCCGAAGAGTTTGAAACTCAATTTAATAATAAAGAATTTGATTTTATGAAATAAGGAGTTAGAAAATGACGAAATCACTTTTAATAGATACTTTACTTTTTGAAGTATCATCACAACATATAAACGAATCAATTACAGATAATTCTGGTAAATTGATTGTTAGTGGTGTACTACAAAGAGCTAACTCAAAGAATCAAAATGGAAGAGTATATCCAAAAGAGATTTTAATGAGAGAATCTACAAAATATACAAAAGAATTTGTAAAGGAAGCTCGAGCGATGGGAGAACTTGACCATCCAGAGTCTTCGGTTGTTAATTTAAAGAATGTTTCTCACAATGTAAGAGATATGTGGTGGGAAGGAGACAATCTACTTGGTAAGATTGAAGTTTTAACAACACCTGCTGGAAATATATTAAAAGAACTATTTAAAGCTGGTATTAAACTTGGTATTTCTTCCCGCGGTATGGGTTCAGTATCAGAAAGTAAAGATGATGATACAGTAGAAGTACAAAAAGACTTTGAATTGATAGCTTTTGATTTCGTATCCAATCCATCTACACATGGTGCGTTTATGCATCCAATGAACGAAAGTGTTAATAGAGAAGATGTAAGGGAAGATGGAACTATTTGTGATAAGTGGTGTAAAACCGAATCTATAATTTCTGATATATTAAGTGGTATTTAAATATGAATCATAATATGTGGAAAAAATGGAAGAATTTCCGAATTGAACAATTAAATGAGGGTGATGGAGATGAAACTCTTGAAGGTTTGATTGCTGGAATGACTGGTGCGGCACAAAATCTTATTCCTACCTTAACTAATATGCCAAAGTATATGGATTTCATCATGAAACCTGATGACCCTAAAAAAACACCAGAAGAAAATGAATTAAACCAAGAAGTTGTTCGTAATGCGTTTGAAGATTTAGATGAGAATGCTAGATTACTTATAAAAAATTACAAATTTATAAAGAAGTACGTCAAAGAAGAATATCAATTTGACGTTGATGTAGTTTCAAAGGATGAAAGTTTAACAGAAGTTGGACAATGGGTTATAAAAATTAAAAAGGGTAAAAGAGTTAAAAAATTACAATGTCCACCAGGATTTAAAGTAGATAGTAGTGGAAGAAAATGTAAAAAACAGACTGCTAAAGATGTAAAAATTGGAAAAAAAGCCGCTAGAAAACGTGCAAAGGCTATGAAAGCTAAAATGGGTAAGATTTTAAAGAAACGAGCGAAGTCTATGAAAAAACGACAAAGTATGAATCTATAAAATGAAAAATTTTACAAATAAAGAAAATAATGCTATAAAAAAAATTGATAGAGGTCTCGGTGATACAATTGCACGAGCTATCAATACAGTATCTCGTGGTACAATTAAAGAATGTGGTGGATGTACTAAAAGAAAAGAATTTTTAAATAAAGTAGTTCCTTACAAGAGAGATTAATGAAATTAAAAGATATAGTTCAAGGTAAAGTTTATACTGATAAAGATAGACCACCATTTCAAGTAAAGGAAGATTTGAGTAAACAAGGATTTGCTGAATTAAAAGGTCAAGCAAGATATCTTGCAGGTTCAGTAAAAGATTTAGTAAAAGGTATCCAACAAAAAAATGATGATGTTATAGAAACAGAATTGGATTACATAATTGCCAAATCAAAGTTAATGAAGGATATGTTAAGTGATAAAAGATATAACGAATCCGTAAATGAAGGTAAATTCAAAACAACACTTCTTCCACAAAAGAAAGATATTAACAGACTTAAAATAAGATTTCAAAATGACCCTCGTAGATTATACACATTAAAAGATATATCAGTAGGACATAAAGTAAAAGGTGACCCATCAGGAACAAGTTATTTGTTTGTAGCACCAGGTAATAGAAAAGAACGATTTACAAAAGAAACTTGGCATTTAGCTAATGAAAAAGGTTGGTTATCACTTGAATCCATAAATGAAGCGGCTTTTAGTTCACCAGAAGCACAACAAATTTTAAATCAAGATATTACGAAAATGTCAAAAATTTTAGGTAAAGCATCTCAACAAATAATTAAAATAATGATGGATGGTGTAAAGGGTGGTAGATATGATGCTATGGATATTGTAAGAGGAATTGATACTGGTCCATTAAATAGAACACATGAGGGTGAAAGACCTTTTATGAAAATGTTATGGAGAAAAGTTAGAGATGGTTTTCGTAGATATTCACCAAATAAAAAATTGAAAAGAAAATGATTAAAAAGATTGGTAGTAAGTGGGCAGTCTATCCTAAAAAAGGCGGGAAACGACTTGGAACACATGATTCAAAGGAAAAAGCGTTGAAACAATTAAAAGCTATAGAGATATCCAAAAGGATGCGTTCAGAAGTAGAAAAGATAGTAAAAGAAATACTATTAGAAGCTGATACTGGGGCTGTAGTTGGTGGTGACTTTGTTGGTAGTGTTGCCGGAGATGTATCTAACACTATTCAACAATCTGGTTATGATAAATCATATGTTGTCATTGGTAGAACATTTTTTAAAAGAGATGATGGTGGTGGTCACACATATAATTCTTTATATACAGTTTTATTACATAAAGATAAGGATGAGATTGTTATAAATGCTTTAAATTTGGGTACTGGTGATTCTGCAACTGTATTTAGAAGTAATATTGAATCTTTTGGACAAGATACACGATTTCCAAGTGATGTTCGTAATATTGTTTATGAGTTTTTGGAGATACCAGACCCATTATTTCTTGAAGCTTGGGGTAGAGGTACATCAAGTTGGTTCGGAGGTGGAGGCCCGTCTAAACCAATGGATAAGAATATGCCAAAGAAATTTATAATCAATATACCATCTTTAAAAGATGCTAAAAAGATGTTAAAACAATTAAAAGTCAAGTGGAAATCAGTTGTTGACGATTTAACCAAACCTGGTATTTGGTATTTTAGAAATAGAAAAGGTGATACAGTTGGTGGTTGGAAACAAACACAAAAGACTTTATACTATGAACGAAGACTTTTTTAAGTAATCTAATATTTATATATAATGGAAAAGTCTAAAAAATGGAAGACGTTGGTTCAAGTTTCTAAAGAAGCCAATAGTTTTTCTGGTAAAAAGGGTGATAAGTTTGATGGAAGAGGATACTTCCCAAACAAAAATGCTAAATTGGCTAATGAAGTAGAAGAAAAAGCTAAAGCAAAAGTACAAGGTAGTGCAATAAAACCTAAAAGAATTAAGAGTGTATATGAAGACTATGAAGAAGAAGTTCTTGAAAAACAAATTGGAAATGGAATGACAAGTGTTCCATCAAAGATGAAAAAACATAAAGTTGATAGTACACAACAAAGTGGAGCTGGAATTAAATATATAAATCCAGATAATAATTATAAACAAATTTTTGGAGAAAGTAAAATGAAAAAATCTCAATTTAAATATATGATAAAACAAATGATAGGTGAAATTTTAGAAGGAAAAGGTAAAGCTCCTGGTTCCAAATCTGCTGGTGGGGCTTCACCAGCTCTACCTGGTGGAATATCTAAAGGTGGATATACATTACGGTCTTATACTTCATTAGGTGGTGATGCTGGTGAAAGAGCAGGTTCAGAAAGAGGTTGGAAAGGTGGAAATGTTGGGTCAAGAAAATCGTTTAGAACTACTAAAGCTTCTGCACTAGCGTCTATAATAAAAGGTCAGAACTTAGGTAAAATTGATGCTTGGAGAACGGATGCATTAACTGATAAGAGAGCAATTATCGGAAAATCTAAATACCAAGGTACAAGAACTCCAGGTGGTAGAGGAACTAAACAAAAAGCTGTTAGTGGTACACTTGACAATCTAGCTTCAATACGTGCGTCTGATGATGTTAAAAGAAAATCCCAAGGTGGAAGGTCAACCGCATTAGGTGGTGCTAAAATGAAGGTGAGTGCTTCTTACATCAACCAAAAGTCTGCTGCTAAAAGTGCTTATAACTCGGCAATAAATGCTGAGATTACGGCTCTACAAACTCTTCAAGCTGCTTATATAAAAGGTGGTGGTCAGACAATTGAAAAAACTTATGTAGCTATACAAAATTTAATTGATGATTTAGGATATAAAAAAGAAGAATATGCATTAAGATGGGATTTCGCGACAGCGGCTTATAATGGTAATACAACTGCTATGAATAACGCTCGTACAAATATAGAATCTAAAAGAGATACAATAAAGAAGAGAGCTAAGTCTGTCGGAGAAGACCCGGCCGGGTCTATCGGTGGAAGAACTCAAGAATGGGAAAGAGGTATCAAAGTGAGAGAAGGTGATAAAGTTACCGATGGAAAACAAACTTATCAAGCTACCATACCTAAAGGAGCAAGAGACCATGAATGGATGTGGTCTAATATACCACCTGCCGAATCAATGCGAGACGGCTTCTGGCAACCATCAAAATAAAGGTAAAAAAATAATGAACCAAACTGATATTAGAAAAATAATTAAAGAATGTATTCGTGAACTTATGGAAGCACCAGTTTCCAAAGGTGGTCATCCCGTTCAAGATTACTCTAAAGTAGCTGGTGGTGAAACAGGTCAAAGAAAACAAGATAAAGGTTTATTTGACTTAGCAACCAAGGTTTCGAAAGGAATAACAAGTTCTGATATAGATGGATGGAGACATCAAGCTTTGTTGAGTGGTGATAAATTTATTGTACCTAAATCCAAATATCAGAAACAACAAACTAAAACAAAATCTGTTAGTGCTAATATAGATAGTTTAGCGGCTATTAGGGGTAAAGAAGACCAAGAAAGACGTGCAACTGGTGGTAGAGTTGGATACACTAAAGTTTCTGCAACATATATCAATAACCAATCTAATGCTAAAGCTACATATAATAAAGCAATAGATGATGAGATAAAAAGATTGGGTGCATTACAATCACAAACAAAAGCTGGTGATAAAAATTATGTTGCATTACAAAATTTAATAGAAGATTTAGAAATAAGAAAAGAAGAATACTCATTAAAGTGGGAATTTGTTACGGCGGCGTTCAATAATGATGAAAATAAGATGAATAATGTTCGGTCTGATATACAAGCCAAAAGAGATGAGAGATTAAAACGAGCCAAGTCAGTTGGTACTGACCCAAAGGGTGAAGAAGGAAAAGAACAACCCAAAAAATAGGGGATTTACAATGAAAAAGAAAGTATTAAAAGAATTTTTTATGGCAGGTGGTGTAGTCACTGGAAAGCCATTTAAGGTGAATGACGAAGTTCGTGGTTCTGGTATTAAATTATCGTCCTTGGTCAAGGAAGGAAACCCAGAGTCTTGGTCTGAATCAGAAGCAACTATTAATGTTAATCGTTTTCTTGAAGACGTTAAGAATTATGGTCATATAGGTAAAGATATTTATAGAGAAACAAATTTAAAAGACATAGCTCTTAAACTATCAGAAATTGTTGAGTCTGCAAAGATTCATACTATGAATGAAACTGATGATTGGTTTGATAGAGTGTCGGTAAAACGAAATATGAAAGAACTTGGTGGTTTAGCTACTCAATTTGTTAAAGCTGCGAAAGAATCAAATTTAATGCAACGTAGAATGGAAACTCTTTATGAAGATATGGGTAACATTTTAAGTAGATATTACGAAATAGAGGATTCTAATACTTTAAGTGAAGCTGATGTAAAAGACTTAGATAAACCAGAGAGTGGTGACAAAGAAGCATATCAGAAATTCTTTCAAGCGGCTATGAAGAAGTTTGGTGTTGATTCACCAGATGAACTTAGTGATGAAGATAAGAAAGATTTCTTTAATTGGGTAGATAAAAACTGGAAAAATTCATAATGACAAAACATTTTTTAAAAGAAAATTACGAAAGATTATTCAAAACACAATTATCAGAATCAACTGATATATTTTTAGGAAAAGAAATACCAATTAGTAAACTTAAAAAGTTTGGTAAGATGAAAGGTAAGGTATTTTACTTAGATGGTACGAAACAAGGTATGTTAGCAGACATTGAGGGTAAAAACGTTGTTGGTTTTAAAATAACAGCTGGAATGAGAACAGATGATGATGAGAATTTTCATACGTCACTCGAAGATTTAGCTGATGCACTAAAAATGAAACTATCAGATGACTATGGAGATTACGAACTTAGTTAAAAAAAGAAAAGTAGGTTTTATATGGCAATAAAGGTAGATGTAAGAGATAATAAGATAGAGTTCGCTCTACGAAAGTTTAAGAAAAAAGTAAAAGAGTCTGGGTTATTACTCGAATTGAGAGAAAGGGAGTTCTATAAGAAGCCTTCTCATATAAAAAGACTCAAAAAATCTAAGGCAAAACTTAGAATTAAATATGATAAGTTAAGAATGGAACGGGAAAAAACCTGAAGGGGGTTTGAACGTTTTACTTTTTTAGCTGATATTTATATAAAAATCAAATACACCATTTTACCATGCCTGGTAAGTCCTGATATGGTGTACTGAAGATAGTTCAGTATTATTGTTCCTAAATAACAATAGAATCCTTTAATTTGGAGAATTAAAATGGACGACCTTTTGAAAAATGCAATCGCAGATGCAAAAGCAGTTCGTGAGACCGCGTTGGAAAACGCCAAAGTAGCTTTACAAGAAGCCTTTACTCCAAGACTAAATCAAATGCTTTCACAAAAGATTCAGAATGAAGTCGAAGACGAATTAGAAGATGATGAATTTTATGATGAAGAAGACGAAGAAGCTGAAGAAGAAGAAGCAGAAGCTGAAGACGCTGTAGAAGATGAAGCTGAAATAGATGCTGAAGAAGGTGCAGAAGAAGAAGCTGAAGAAGCTGGTGAAGAAGAAGCTGAAGAAGCCGAAGAAGAACCAGAAGCTGAAGAAGGTGATGAAGAAGAAGCAGGTGATGAAGAAGATGACGACCTTGACCTTGAAGCAGTTCTGAGAGAATTAGAATCAGACCTGACTGAAGAGGAAGAGGAAGATGAATTCGCTTCACCTGAAGAAGAAGACGAAGTTGACCTTGGTGATGCACCAGTTGACATCGCTGCTGATGATTCTGAGTTCATGCCTGAACCTGCTAATGATGAAGGTGATTTAGATTTAGATGCCGAAGCACCAGCTGATGAAGAGGGTGAAGAGGATATGGAAGAGGAACTTGACCTTGAAGAAGTGTTGAAAGCTCTACAAGAAGAAGAGGAAGAAGAGGAAGAAGAAGTGGATGAAATTACTCAACTTAAATCTGAACTTGGAGAACATCGCGAAGTAGTTAAGTATCTACGGTCTAAATTAAATGAGGTCAATCTACTCAATGCTAAACTCTTGTTTACTAACAAGTTGTTCAGGAATCATTCTATGACTAATGAACAGAAAATTAAAGTCATTGAGCAGTTTGATAGAGCAAAGAATCTACGTGAAGTTAAGTTGGTATTTTCAACTATAGCTGAATCGTTTGGTTCTTCTGCTAAAAAATCTGTAAATGAGAACAAAGGTTCAGCTTCTAAAGCTGTTGCTTCTACAAAACCTAAAACCGAAACTAAAGAAGTTTTGGCTGAAGGTTCTGAGTTGAAGAACAGATTTCAGAAACTAGCTAAAATTCTTTAATAACAACCGTTTAGGAGAAATTAAATGTCTAAAAATAGTAATTTAAAATCTATTGAAGGCCTTATGGATGGCTATAATCCATATCAGGAACGGTTAGAGGAAACTCGTAAGTTAGTAGGAAAGTGGGAGCCCACTGGATTACTCGAAGGAATAGATTCCGAAACTAAAGTCATGAGTATGGCTACTCTTTTGGAAAACCAAGCTCGTCAGTTAATTGATGAGTCTTCTAAAACAAGCACAACTGCTAACTCTGAAGAGTGGAGTGGTGTTGCTCTTCCTTTGGTACGTAGGATTTTTGGTGAATTAGCTGCACAAGATTTCGTATCTGTTCAGCCAATGAACCTTCCTTCAGGACTTATTTTTTACCTTGATTTCAAATATGGTACCGCACAACCAGGTCACACTCAAAACTCAGATGTTCATGGTAACACTTCTGGTTCTGATGCTGACGCTTCTGGTGGTCTATATGGGGCAGGTAAATTTGGATATTCAATCAACGAATCTGTTGCAACAATAACAAGCTATAGTTCAGCTTCTGTTGTATGGGGTGATGTTGATTTCGAACCATCTTTGAGTTCTTCTCTTGATAACCTGAGAAAAGTTACTGTCGCTCTTGCGGACGATGGTATGACAAATCCAGATTTCGATGGCGTTAGAGCTTTTGAAATTTCTGGTTCATCAACCGCGGCTATCGCTGACTACTATCCTGCTTACTCAAGTTGGGATGGTTCAAACTGGAACTTTGTTGTAAAGACTTCTGGTGCGTACGAAGTTGATGGAAATATCTATGTGAAGTATCACAAAGCACCAACCGATGTTACTCGTGGTGATTTTGAAGATTCTTCACCAACCGAACCAGCAACGGATATTGGTATTCCAGAAATAGATATCCAAATGAAATCTATTCCGATTGTTGCAAAAACTCGTAAATTGAAAGCTGTATGGACTCCTGAGTTAGCTCAAGACCTTAACGCTTATCATTCTGTTGACGCAGAAGCTGAGTTAACTGCAATGTTATCTGAGTACATTTCAATGGAAATTGATTTGGAAATCCTTGATATGTTGATGGGTAATGCTAATGCTAAAACAGAACGTTGGTCTGCTAGAGTAGGATATGAGTATAATTCTTCTACCGCTCTTTTCGCAGAATCATCTGCTAATGCATCAGCTTATGTAAAAGGAACTTGGTTCCAGACTCTCGGTAATAAGATACAAGCTGTATCTAATGCTATTCATCAGAAGACTCTACGTGGTGGAGCTAACTTTATGGTCGTAAGTCCTGAAGTTGCTACTATCATTGAGTCTATCCCTGGATATGCATCTGATTCAGATGGTAATGCTGCTAATAGTTCATTCGCAATGGGTGTTCAAAAAGTTGGACTATTGAACAACCGTTTTACGGTCTACAAGAATCCATACATGCACGAGAACGTAATACTTGTTGGTTTCAGAGGAAGTAATTTCTTAGAAACTGGTGCTGTATACGCTCCGTATGTACCACTTATCATGACTCCGTTGGTCTATGACCCAACAAACTTTACGCCAAGAAAAGGTGTTATGACTCGTTATGCGAAGAAAATCGTAAGACCTGAGTTCTATGGTAAAGTTATCGTTGCTGATGTTAATTACGTTTAATCGTAGTTAGTATTTAGAACTGATGAAATAAAAAGGGGTAATCATTTATTTGGTTACCCTTTTTTTGTACTATGTTATATTTATATGTATGGAAACATACAAACAACATCCAAAATTTAAACGATATGAAATTTCTGATAGAGGAAATGTGCGTAATATTAAAACTAAACGAGTTATGAGAACTCGATTAGATAGATGTGGATATCCAAGATTAAATCTAAGATTAGAAAAAGGTGTACAACTAACAGAATCAGTTCATAGATTAGTTGCAGAAACCTTTTATGGTGAGATACCTAATGGAATGGTAGTAGACCATATTGATAGAAATAGAGAAAATGCTAATTTATCTAATTTAAGAGTGGTTACACCACAAAAAAATATGGATAATAGAATAATGATTGGTAAAGAGATACCACATATTCTATATAATTCAGGACGCAAAAGTTTTCAAGTTAATGGAATTGAAGTAAGAGATAAAAGAGAAGCTTTAAATCTTTTTCAAAATTCTTTATAGACATATTATCCCTTTTTTTATAGCAAGATATTTATTATTGATATAAAATGTACATTTATTAAATTAGGAGAACAATATGGCAACTCAACCAATATGGCCAGGAAGTGGTTCATATACAGACGCGACAGATGTTCCATTTGGTTTTTATACCAGTGATGTGACTTATGTAACTCATTCTGTGCAAACTGCAGAGTGGTGTGCTAAAAGACTTGGATATCCCATTATGGACGTGGAATTACAAGGTACACAAATGTATGCTTGTTTTGAGGAAGCGGTAACAGAATATTCTTCTATTGTAAATCAATTTAATATAAGAGAAAATATTCTTAAATTACAAGGAGCCCCAACATCTTCTAATTTTACACATACGGTGGTATCCGATTTAGGAAGAGCTATAACTATATCAGAAGCATATGGAGCAGAAGTTGGAGTTGGTGGTTCAGTTGATTGGAAAACTGGGTATATAGAAACATCAGCTAGTCAACAAACTTACGATTTAGATAGTTGGGCAATTGTTTCTGAAAGTAGTTCACCAATAGAGATTAAAAGAGTATTTCATGAAGCTACACCAGCTGTTTCGAGATACTTTGACCCTTATGCTGGAACTGGACAAGGTACTGATAATGTTATTGATTCATTTGGTTGGGGTGAATATTCACCTGGTGTTCAATTTACATTAATGCCTGTTTATGCTGATATATTAAAGATGCAAGCAATAGAATTTAATGACCAAATAAGAAAATCGGCATATTCATTTGAATTAATTAATAATAAATTGAGAGTTTTTCCAATACCTACATCTACATTTAAGATGTATTTTCAATATATCAGAAAAGATGATAGGTGGAAAACATTATCAAATGAAGTCACAGATGAATATACATCTGGTGGTCAGACTGCAGTACAATCTGATTTCTCAAATATTCGATATGATAATATGTCTTATAAAGATATTAACGACCCAGGTAAACAATGGATTAGAAAATACACATTAGCTCTATGTAAAGAGTTATTGGGAATTATAAGAAGTAAATATGGTACTATACCAATTCCAGGTGCGGAAACAACATTGGATGGTGATACTTTACGTTCAGAAGCTACGGATGAAAAGAATACTCTTGTTGAACAATTAAGAGAAATGTTAGATTCTTCTGGTGGTGATGAGATAATGCAGGAAGAAGCGGCTGAAGCTGAAGCGACACAAGAGATTTTGAAAAAAGTTCCATTAAGTATTTATATAGGATAGAGTTATGGCAGGAAGATTTAATTCGGCAAATGATTTAAGGACTTTTGAAACTTTTAATAAAGAGTTAGTTGGTGATTTACGTCTAAGTAAAGATGGTATAATAAATCAAACAATAAAACTCTTTAAAGTTTCTGCAGAACATACGTCTACTAATTTGTATGGTGAATCTACTGGTGGTAAAATTTACAAACCTGGTGTTGAATTTGCTTGTATGATTGAAAGTGGGGATATAGATTTTAATTTAGATGAATTTGGTGCTGATGCATTACAAGATGCTACATTTTTTATGTTAAGAGAGACATTGACAGATTTGAAATTAGTTCCAGAATTGGGTGATATAGTAGAGTGGAATTATGCACACTTTGAAATTAATGGTATTAATGAAAACCAATTAATAGGTGGACAATATGACCAAAATTGGTCGGTTAATTGTACTGCACATATAATTAGGTCATCTACATTACAAATTGAAAGGGTTAGGAGAATATAATGGCTGGAAGATTTAGACCGATACCAAAGGTACAAGAAAAACAAAGAGGTATGGGCCCAACTGCGAATAGAGGTACACAATTATCGAGAAAAAAGGATGTAGCTAATGATTTAAGTGTTAGTTTGATGGATGTTGATGCGGCTATTATGTATTATTTTTCCGATGTTATAAAACCTACTATTGATGAGAATGGAGAACGAGCTAGAGTTCCTGTTCTTTATTCAAATGCAGAAAGGTGGAAGTCAGCTCAAGTTGATGGTGTTATAAGAGACAATAGAAAACAAGTTATTCTTCCAGTAATAACATTTAAAAGAACAAGTGTAACTAAAGATGATAGTTTAGCAGTAGATAAAATGGATGCTAACAATCCACAATTATTTTATCACTTCGAAAGACAATATAGTAAAGAAAATAGGTATGATAAATTTTCAGTAGTACATGGACTTAAACCAGCAAGACAATACCATTCAGTTGCGATGCCTGATTATATGATATTGACATATGATGTTATTGTATGGACAAGTTATACTGAACATATGAATGAAATAATAGAAAAGGTTAACTGGTCTGAAGGTTCATATTGGGGAGAACCAGGAAAGTTTAAATTTAGGGTCAATATAGACTCATACGAGGATGCTACAGAATTAGCAGATAGAGAAAGAATTGTTAGAAGTACCTTTAGTTTAACTGTTAAAGGATATTTAGTACCAGATAGTATTAATAAAGCTATACTAACAAGAAAATATTTTACACCAAAAGCAGTGACAATGACAGAAGTCATCGAGTAGGAGAATTTAATGTCAATTAATAAACAACTCGGCGGAGTATCTGATTTTATACGAATAGCTGAAACACAAACTGGAAACCAAGCTACAGATTTGGAATTTACTAATACTTTTGGTGGAACTACGATATTTATTATGAGAGGTGATGGCTCGCAAGTAAGTGGTAGTGATTTGGTAAATTTGAATTATGTTGGTACAAACTACTATAGAGTACAAAATCATTTCAATGGTAATGGTTCATCATCAATAGATGCATCTACTAATTCTCAAGTTTTTAATGTAACTATAGATAGTGGATATAAAATTAAAAATGGTACGATAGAGTGTAATGTCAATGGAGTTAATATGATATCAAATACAGACCAAATAAATAGTGGTGGTATTGATTTTTATATGAGTGCTTCAGCAACACAAGTATGTGTTAGAAAATTATATACTAATGGAAATGGAATGAATCTTGATAGTGGCGATTTGGTAAATATATCTTATCAACAGGAGAAGATTTAAATGGCTGGAATACGTAATGGAGCTATTAGACAAGTAGAAGGATATATAGGAACAACGCGTGATTTTTTAACACCAATTTCCGAATCTACGTTTGGTTCTGATGTTTTAAAATTTCATGATAACGCTGGTAGAGAGAATGGATTTAGTATGAATCTTGTTAAGGGAAGTCCAGAGTATTCTACCGATATTTGTAGTCGTGAGTTTGTAGATAGTATGTGGACAATTCAAGAAAATTTTGGATTACAACATATGACATCATCTACTTCTGAATATCAAGAATTTCATCCAACTCAATTAGGTGATAAAAGAAAAATTAAAAGTGGAACTTTGAAGGTCAGAGTTAATGGATATGATTTGAGAACTATGTCTGGTTCTACAGACCAAAGTAACACAAATAAAGTAGAAGCTTATTTAGATTCTACTTATAAGAAAATAAGAATTAAAAAGCTATACGTTGAAGATACCAATAAAATAGCTGGAGATAGAGTATTGTTAGGAATAGATTTAAATGACGAAGATACAATTTCTCTAAAATATCAACAGGAGACAAGTTAGATGCCACTCATAGACCCGTTACGACAATTAAAACCACCTACTTCACAAAGTAGGATTTTACAATCATCAGAATTAACAAGTTCTGATACTGGATTACCAACATTACAATGGGGCCAGGTTGGTCTGAACCTACTTGGAACTGGTAGTTTAGATGTTGGTACTGGAAATACATTATCAGCAGGATATGTTAAATTATATAATAATATAATTAAAAATTCATTAGAAGACCCAGCTATACAGTTACTCGTAGATGGTTATGATAGTGGTAGTGTTAAAATTTATGGTGATTTGATTGTTGAGGGAAGTCAATCAATACAAAACACAGAAACTTTTAGAGTAGAAGACCCAATACTTGATTTAAATTATAGTGGTTCTACAGCGTTAGCCGGAGCTGATGCTGGATTGAAAGTTGGTCGTAATGGTGCAACTGATGCTAGAATATTATGGAATGAATCAGAAGTGAAGTGGATGGTTGATAATGGAACTGGTACGTTACAAACAATAGGTGGAGCTACAGGTTCTGAGTTTCTTGGAGCTACACAAACTAATATGTCTTCTTCTACTATGTTAACAGATGCTAATTTAACTTTTGAAGGTGGTGAACCACTTGGTTTACCAGGTACACCTACAACTGGAAGTGCGGCAGTATCAATGACATATGTATCCGAGTCTTTATTTCATTATATTAGAACAAAGGGTACATATCAAGCTAATTTGGTTACTGCTCCATCAACCGCGTCATTTACAGCGGTTACGGCGTCTGCACCAAGTGGAATGGAACAGACAAATTTACAAGATTTTATATTTTTTATCAATGGTCAATATATTGAACATTATGCTTGTACAATAAGACAAGAAGATTCAAATTTTAAGTTATACATAGATAGTAGTAGTTTAGAGATGGAATTTGATGCAGATGATGAGATAGTTGCACATGGTAAATTTAATGTTTAGATATTTATAGTTAAGATTTGGAATAAAATATGGCATTATTAGAAAAAAAGCAAATAGACGAAGATGCGATAGCCGCGTTATCTGGAACAAGTGGAAGTTCTGGTTCAAGTGGTTCGTCAGGTTCATCTGGCTCAAGTGGTTCTTCTGGTTCAAGTGGTACAGATGGTACATCTGGAACTGATGGTACGTCTGGAACAGACGGAACAAGTGGAAGTTCTGGCTCGTCAGGCTCAAGTGGAATTGATGGAACTTCTGGCAGTTCTGGGTCAAGTGGAACTGATGGAACAAGTGGTTCAAGTGGTACAGATGGAACAAGTGGTGTAGATGGAACAAGTGGTTCTTCTGGGTCTTCTGGAAGTTCTGGTACAGACGGAACAAGTGGAACAAGTGGTTCGAGTGGAACTGATGGAACAAGTGGTTCAAGTGGTTCGAGTGGAACTGATGGAACTTCTGGTACAGATGGAACGTCAGGTTCAAGTGGTTCAAGTGGTTCAAGTGGAAGTAGTGGTTCTTCTGGAACAAGTGGTTCTTCTGGTTCCAGTGGTTCAAGTGGAACGGATGGTACATCTGGAACTGATGGAACAAGTGGTTCTTCTGGGTCAAGTGGAACTTCTGGTTCATCAGGTTCAAGTGGTTCAAGTGGAAGTAGTGGTTCTTCTGGAACAAGTGGAACAGATGGAACTGATGGTACCAGTGGTATTTCTGATACTTTTGTAACAACATCGAGTACAAGTATAGCAATACCAACATCACATCCAACTACAGTAACAATAACGGTTGGTACAGGTTTAGCTTGGAGTACTGGTCAAAATGCTCTTGTAGCTAAAACGGGTGATGCAACAAAACAATTTTTAATGGATGTTACCAGTTACAATTCTGGTACTGGAGTAATGGTTGGTGAAAGTATATCTAATACTGGTACTGGTACTATTGCGTCATGGTCTGTAAATTTAGAAGGTGTAGCTGGTGACGATGGTACATCTGGAACTGATGGAACAAGTGGAAGTAGTGGTTCTTCTGGTTCTTCAGGTTCAAGTGGAACAAGTGGTTCAAGTGGTACAGACGGAACAAGTGGTTCAAGTGGTTCAAGTGGAAGTTCTGGAACAGACGGAACAAGTGGTACAGATGGAACAAGTGGTTCTTCTGGTTCTTCTGGTTCTTCAGGTTCAAGTGGAACTGATGGAACAAGTGGTTCTTCTGGTTCAAGTGGAACAGATGGAACAAGTGGAAGTAGTGGTTCTTCAGGTTCAAGTGGTTCAAGTGGTTCAAGTGGAACAGACGGAACAAGTGGTTCTTCTGGGTCAAGTGGTTCAAGTGGTTCGTCAGGTTCAAGTGGAAGTAGTGGAACTGATGGAACAAGTGGAACTGATGGAACAAGTGGTTCTTCTGGTTCAAGTGGACAAGATGGAAACTTTGGTGGTGCTTCATTTGAATATGATTTTGCTACAGCTACTACGATGCAAGACCCTGGAACTGGTGCGTTAAGACTTAATCATTCTACACAATCTTCTGCTACCATAATCGCGATAGATGATAGTGACAAAGATTCTACAGATATTCAAAGTTATCTACGTACAATAGATGATAGTACATCTACTATAAAAGGTCATGTAAAAATATCGAAAAAATTTAATACTGATGTATTTTTATTATTTACTATATCAGCTTTATCAGAAGAAACTGGTTATTTTCAAGTTACTGTTGCTCATGTATCTGGTAATACTGCTTCACCATTCGCAAATGATGATGATTTAATTGTAACCTTTGCTAGAACTGGTGATAAAGGTGATACAGGTGCCGCTGGAACAAGTGGAACTGATGGAACTGATGGTACAAGTGGTTCTTCTGGAAGTTCTGGTTCAAGTGGAACAGATGGAACAAGTGGTTCTTCTGGTTCAAGTGGTTCAAGTGGTTCAAGTGGAACAGATGGAACAAGTGGTTCTTCTGGGTCAAGTGGTTCGAGTGGAACTGATGGAACAAGTGGAACTGATGGAACAAGTGGAACTGATGGTACATCTGGTTCTTCTGGTTCAAGTGGCACAAGTGGTTCAAGTGGCTCAAGTGGAAGTTCTGGAACAGATGGAACAAGTGGAACAGACGGAACAAGTGGAACAGATGGTACAAGTGGAAGCAGTGGTTCGTCAGGTTCAAGTGGAAGCAGTGGTTCAAGTGGTTCAAGTGGATTAACTGGTGATGCGTACGAAACTACATCTTCAACAAGTACGGCTATACCAACATCACACCCAACTACAGTCACATTAACTATAGGAACTGGTCTACAATGGACGATTGGTCAAACAGCTCTTGTAGCAAAAGATAATAGTAACAAATTTCAAGGTACAGTAAATTCATATAATAGTGGTACAGGTGTAATAGAATTAGCTTCTACATCTAATACTGGTAGTGGTACATATGCATCGTGGGAATTTAATCTTGGTGGTGTTGAGGGGCCTGCAGGAACAAGTGGAAGTTCTGGTTCTTCTGGTTCAAGTGGTACAGACGGAACAAGTGGTTCAAGTGGAAGTTCTGGAACTGATGGAACGAGTGGTTCAAGTGGTTCAAGTGGAAGTAGTGGAACATCTGGAACTGATGGAACAAGTGGAAGTAGTGGTTCTTCAGGTTCAAGTGGTACAGATGGTACATCTGGAACTGATGGAACAAGTGGTTCAAGTGGAAGTTCTGGAACTGATGGAACGAGTGGTTCAAGTGGTTCAAGTGGAAGTAGTGGTTCTTCTGGTACAGATGGTACATCTGGAACTGATGGAACAAGTGGAAGTAGTGGTTCGTCAGGTTCAAGTGGAAGTAGTGGAACAGACGGAACAAGTGGAACAAGTGGTTCTTCTGGTTCCAGTGGTACAAGTGGTTCTTCTGGTTCAAGTGGTTCAAGTGGAACAAGTGGTTCGAGTGGAACGGATGGAACATCTGGTTCGTCAGGTTCAAGTGGTTCGAGCGGAACATCTGGTTCGAGTGGTACAGACGGAACAAGTGGTTCTTCTGGTTCAAGTGGTTCAAGTGGAACAAGTGGTACTGATGGAACAAGTGGTACAGACGGAACAAGTGGCTCTTCTGGTTCATCTGGGTCAAGTGGTTCTTCTGGTTCAAGTGGAACTGATGGAACAAGTGGAAGTAGTGGTTCGTCAGGTTCAAGTGGTTCTTCTGGTTCAAGTGGACAAGATGGAAACTTTGGTGGAGCAAGTTTTCTATATGACTTTAGTACTACTACAACTAATTCCGACCCTGGTAGCGGTAAGTTAAGATTAGATAATGCTACACAAAATAGTGCTACAGGAATCTATATAGATGATAATGATATAGATGGTACGGATATTCAAAGTTATCTACGTACAATAGATGATTCCACAAGTACTATAAAAGGTCATGTAAAAATATCGAAAAAATTTGATACAAGTAAATTTATATTAGCTACAATATCATCTTTATCAGAAGAAACTGGTTATTTTGATATTACAATATCTGTTGTGGATTCGAATGAAGCTACACCTTTTGCAGATGGAGATGATATACTCGTAACTTTCGCTAGAACTGGTGATAAAGGAGAAGATGGAACAAGTGGTTCGTCAGGTTCTTCTGGTAGTTCTGGTTCAAGTGGAACTGATGGTACAAGTGGAAGCAGTGGTTCTTCTGGTTCAAGTGGAACAAGTGGTACTGATGGAACAAGTGGTTCTTCTGGGTCAAGTGGTTCGAGTGGAACAAGTGGTACTGATGGAACAAGTGGTTCTTCTGGGTCAAGTGGTACTGATGGAACTTCTGGTACAGATGGTACATCTGGAACTGATGGAACAAGTGGTTCAAGTGGAAGTAGTGGAACTTCTGGTTCATCTGGTTCAAGTGGTTCAAGTGGAAGTAGTGGTTCTTCTGGAACAAGTGGTTCAAGTGGAACGGATGGAACAAGTGGTTCATCTGGTTCATCTGGTTCAAGTGGTTCTTCTGGAAGTTCTGGTACAGACGGAACAAGTGGTGTATCTGATAAATTCTCTACAACGTCTTCTACGAGTACTACAATACCAACATCACATCCAACTTCGGTAACAATAACAATTGGTACTGGATTATCATGGACTACTGGTCAATCTGCACTGATAGCGTATGATAATAGTAATAAATTTGTTGGTGAAGTAACGGCGTATAATAGTGGTAATGGAAGTTTTAGTGTTGATTCTACATCTCATACTGGTAGTGGTACATATACTTCGTGGGAAATAAATTTAGAAGGAGCTCCAGGTGTTGCTGGAACAAGTGGTTCGAGTGGTACATCTGGTTCAAGTGGAAGTAGTGGTTCTTCTGGAACAAGTGGTTCGAGTGGTACTGATGGAACAAGTGGAAGTTCTGGTTCAAGTGGTTCAAGTGGAACAAGTGGTACAGACGGAACAAGTGGTTCAAGTGGTTCTTCTGGAAGTTCTGGTACAGACGGAACAAGTGGTGTAGATGGAACAAGTGGTTCTTCTGGTTCTTCTGGAACAAGTGGTTCAAGTGGTTCTTCTGGAACAAGTGGTTCAAGTGGAACTGATGGAACTTCTGGTGTAGACGGAACAAGTGGTTCTTCTGGTAGTTCTGGTTCAAGTGGAACAAGTGGTACAGACGGAACAAGTGGAAGTAGTGGTTCTTCTGGAAGTTCTGGTTCTTCTGGTACAAGTGGAACAAGTGGAAGTTCTGGTTCCAGTGGTTCAAGTGGAACGGATGGTACATCTGGAACTGATGGAACAAGTGGTTCAAGTGGTTCTTCTGGAAGTTCTGGTTCATCTGGTGTAAGTGGCACAAGTGGAAGTTCTGGTTCCAGTGGTTCAAGTGGTTCTTCTGGTTCAAGTGGTACAGACGGAACAAGTGGTTCTTCTGGTTCAAGTGGTTCAAGTGGAAGTAGTGGTTCGAGTGGTACTGATGGAACAAGTGGAAGTTCTGGTTCAAGTGGTTCAAGTGGTACATCTGGTTCAAGTGGAACTTCTGGTTCATCAGGTTCAAGTGGAAGTAGTGGTTCAAGTGGTTCTTCTGGTTCAAGTGGTTCAAGTGGTACATCTGGTTCAAGTGGAACAAGTGGTTCAAGTGGAACATCTGGTTCAAGTGGTGTAGACGGAAATTTCGGTGGAGCTTCATTCTACTATACCTTTGAATCAAATACTACAAACGCAAATCCAGGTGCTGGTGATTTAAGATTAGATAATGCTACACAAAATGCGTCTACGGGTATATACATTTGTGATACTGATGAGAATGCTAATGACATATCATCTTACTTACAAACTATTGATGATTCAACATCTACTATAAAAGGTCATGTAAAGATTTCAAATAAAACTGATACTTCTCAATTTATATTGTGGACAATTTCAAGTTTATCAGACCTTACTGGTTACTTTGATGTTACAGTAAGTCCTGTAGATTCATCAGCTTCTAATCCATTTAGCGGAGGAGAGGACGTTGTAATTACTTTTGCTAGAACTGGTGATAAAGGTGATTCTGGAACGTCAGGTACTGATGGAACAAGTGGAAGTAGTGGAAGCAGTGGTTCTTCTGGTTCTTCTGGTTCAAGTGGAACAAGTGGTTCTTCTGGTACAGATGGAACAAGTGGAAGCAGTGGTTCTTCTGGTTCTTCTGGTACAAGTGGAAGCTCAGGTACGAGTGGTTCAAGTGGAACTGATGGAACAAGTGGTTCTTCAGGTTCATCTGGTTCAAGTGGAAGTAGTGGAACGAGTGGTTCAAGTGGAACAAGTGGAAGTAGTGGTTCAAGTGGTGTAGACGGAGATACTGGTGCTACTGGTGCTCAAGGAGACCAAGGCGATGTTGGTGCTACTGGTGCTCAAGGAGACCAAGGACATCAAGGAGACCAAGGCTATCAAGGTGACCAAGGTAACACAGGTTCTACTGGTTCAACTGGTGCCAAAGGAGACCAAGGAGACACAGGTGCTACTGGTGCAAGTGGAACAAGTGGAAGTAGTGGTTCTTCAGGTTCTTCTGGTAGTTCTGGTTCATCTGGTTCAAGTGGAAATAGTGGAACAAGTGGAAGTTCTGGTTCTTCTGGTAGTTCTGGTTCAAGTGGTTCAAGTGGTGTAACCGTAAGTGGAACAAGTGGAAGTAGTGGTTCTTCAGGTTCAAGTGGTTCAAGTGGTTCAAGTGGTACAACTGTAAGTGGAACAAGTGGAAGTTCTGGTTCAAGTGGAAATAGTGGAACAAGTGGTTCTTCAGGTTCATCTGGTGCTCAAGGAGACCAAGGATACCAAGGACATCAAGGAGACCAAGGCTATCAAGGTGACCAAGGTGACCAAGGAGACCAAGGATACCAAGGTAACCAAGGTAACCAAGGTGATGTTGGTGCCAAAGGAGACCAAGGAGACATAGGTGCTACTGGTGCAGGTGGAACAAGTGGAAGTAGTGGTTCAAGTGGTTCGAGTGGAAGTTCAGGTTCAAGTGGTTCAAGTGGAAGTAGTGGTTCTTCTGGAACAAGTGGTTCAAGTGGAAGTAGTGGTTCTTCTGGAACAAGTGGTTCTTCAGGTTCATCTGGTTCAAGTGGAAGTAGTGGAACTTCTGGAACAAGTGGTTCAAGTGGAAGTAGTGGTTCAAGTGGTACAACTGTAAGTGGAACAAGTGGTTCTTCAGGTTCAACTGGTGCCAAAGGAGACCAAGGAGACCAAGGACATCAAGGAGACCAAGGACATCAAGGAGACCAAGGTGACCAAGGAGACCAAGGATACCAAGGTAACCAAGGTAACCAAGGTGATGTTGGTGCTCAAGGAGACCAAGGTAACACAGGTTCAACTGGTGCAGGTGGAACAAGTGGAAGTAGTGGTTCAAGTGGTGTAATATCATTAGCTACAGATGCTAATAATAGAGTTATAACTTCGGATGGAGATGGAACTGGTACAGCTGAAGCTACATTTACTTATGACACTTCGGCTGGACTTAGAATTGGTGATTTTGCAAGAAGTGGTAATAGTACATACATTAGTATGTCTGATACAGTTGGTAATATAGAATTATCTACAGTTGGTGTTGGTAGTATCGGTGATGCAAAGGGATTCTCACTTGGTACTTATTTATCTGTTGATGATGTTAACGAGGTCGCAAGATTACAATCTGAGGGAACTATATTCATTGGTGATGACGATTGGGTAGGATATGGTAATGGTACACATATAGAAGTAAATGATACTAATCAACAAATTAGTATGAGTGCTACACTTGGTGTATATGTTAGTACATTATCTACTGGTGCTGCTATTGATGTTGGTGCGGATAAAAATGGTAAATTACAATTACATTCTTCTGATGAAAGACTAAAGAAAGATATTTTCGAAATATCACAATCACTTGATACTATTAAAGGATTACGTGGTGTTACATATAAATGGAAAACACCAGATGAAGGTAATGCAAGAAATAATGCACTTGATACTAAAACATACTATGGATTTATCGCTCAAGAAGTTACTTCTTCAGATGCTCATGGTATAACTTTTACTGATAGAGAAGGTTTCTTAGGTCTTAATTTATCACAAGTTATACCGATATTAGTTAACGCTGTTAAAGAATTAGAAGAAAGAGTAACAGAATTAGAAAATAAATAACTCGTTTAGGAGTTATATAAGATATTTATATTTAGTTATCTAAATGTTATAAGGAGAATATAAATGGCAGACACGATACAATTTTCTGCAGAGGAAATGAAACAATTACAAGAGTTACAACAAGCATATCAAAATAAGACTATTGAGTTTGGACAATTAAAAGTTCAAAAGATTCTATTAGAACAACAATTGAAAACTTTAGATGATAGACAAACTCAAATGGAAGTTGATTATGTTAATATTCAAGCAACTGAAAAAAATCTTGTTGACCAACTTAATAAAAAGTATGGGCCTGGTTCATTAGACCCAACTACTGGTAAATTTACACCCGTAGAACAAGATAAACCAACCGAACCAATTAAGTAACTAACAATCGTTTCAGATTTAAGCAGACTATTTATATAGGAATATGTTATATATTCGCATGCGTAAAATTAAAACTAATTAATTAGGAGAAATATAATGGCAGAGAGAATCGTCAGTCCTGGTGTATTTACTCGTGAAAAAGACCTTTCATTTCTTCCACAAGCTATTGGTGAAATAGGAGCGGCAATTATTGGGCCAACCGTTAAGGGGCCTGCTTTTGTTCCGACTATTGTTCGAAATTTCAATGAGTTTGTGGATATTTTTGGTGATGTCACGAAAGATTTTTATACACCTTATACCGTAGAACAATATCTACGGAGTGCTGGTACGGTTACTATCGTTAGAGTTCTCGGAGAAGACGGATATTCAAATGATGTAATACATTTATATGCCGTATCTGGTGCTGACGCCGCTACTGGTGTCTCACATTCACTTGCTTATCTCGCACCATCCGCTGGTGGTGTTAGTGGTACAGGTGATTTATCAGGTACAACAATAACTGGTGGAGATATAAATACAACTGATTCAGCACTATCAATTTCTGGTAGTGATGTTTCTGCGTATTCTGTAAATGTATCGTTTAATACAAGTAGTGCTAATTACATAGAGAATTTATTTAGCTATGATGCACAAACTTCTACGGGTGCTGGTGGTACTTCCGTTCCAGTTTACTTATATAAAAACTTTAAAAATGCACAATCAACTGTTGCATGGGCAGGTACAGAACACATTTCTGCGTCTGTAGCTACTTTAGATTTTTCAAGTACAAACTATAGTAATGCTTCGACACCTACTGTTCAATCACAGATGATTAATAGTGCTAGATTTAATCTATTTAAAGTTAATACTCGTTCACATGGTTCTAATGTAAATGATGACAATTATGTTGTTATTTCTAATGTGAAAGCGGCTGGTAGTATTGCTGGTTCAGATTATGGTTCATTTTCACTTGCAGTACATAAAGTAGATGATGGTTCATTACTTGAATCATGGCATAACTTGAATTTTGATAAGTCAAGTACTAACTACCTACCAAGAGTAATTGGTGATAGATATGTAACAATAGACACAAATGGTAAACTTACCTACAATGGTGATTGGCCAAATATGTCTAACCATATCTACATTAGTGATTATTCAGACCTTGAGTTTGCACCTAAGACTGTTGTTCCAATGGGCCACTCAGCGTTATCAAATACAGTACCTGGTACTACTATTGTTGACGCGGCTAAATTGGTAACATCACAAACAAGTGAAACTGAAGAATTTGATACAACTATTCCTTATGGATTTGACTTTAACTATTATTACACATATAACAATAATGTTAAAGCTCACGATAACGTTTCTTACTTAGCACCAGTACCAACAGGTGCTGGAACTGGTAATAACGCTACGATGTCCTTGGAGAATATGAGTGGTCATAATTCTGCTTCACTTGCTAATGGATATGCTACTGGTTCTGCTAAAATTACATTGACTGGTTCACATATTAGTCAACGTAAATTTGCACTACCTTTTCAAGGCGGATTTGATGGAATGAATCCAGCTACATTGAAAAAGACTGGAGCTAATATTACTTCAGCTAATGTTATGGGATTCGATTGTTCTTCAGCTACATCAATGGGAACTACAGTTTACAAGAAAGCTGTTAATGCTGTAAGTAACCCAGATGAGTTCGATATTAACTTACTTGTAACACCAGGTCTTGTACATGGTCTACATAGTAAAGTTACTTCAAGAGCTATGAATATGTGTGAAGAACGTGGTGATGCTTTTTATGTAATGGATGCTTCCATACATGGTGAGAGTATCTCTACTATAACAAATCGTATATCTGCATTAGATACTAACTATGCAGCTGTATATTATCCTTGGGTTAAGATTGTAGATTCTGGTACTTCGTTACCAGTATGGGTTCCGCCTTCGGTTGTTCTACCTGGTGTTATTGCATATACCGACCAAGTAGCTCACGAATGGTTCGCACCTGCTGGTTTGAATAGAGGTGGATTAACTTCCGTTCTCGAAGCTGAAACCAGACTAACTCATGCAGAACGTGACGACCTTTATGAAGATAGGGTTAATCCTATTGCTTCATTCCCAGGTCAAGGTGTTTGTGTATGGGGTCAGAAAACACTACAAGCTAAACCATCCGCATTGGATAGAGTCAATGTACGTAGATTGTTAATTAGATTGAAGAAATTTATTGCTTCATCTTCAAGATACCTATTGTTCGAACAGAATACTGCTGGAACAAGGAATCGTTTCTTGAATATTGTCAATCCGTTCTTAGATTCAGTACAAGCTAATAGTGGTTTGAGTGCATTTAGAGTTGTCATGGACGAAACTAACAACACATCAGATGTCGTTGATAGAAATCGTCTTGTTGGACAAATCTATATTCAACCTACGAGGACTGCAGAATTTATTGTTCTGGATTTCGTTGTACTCCCAACAGGAGCTACATTTCCAGAGTAATTAAACGTGTCAGTTTAAACTTAAAACCCACCTATCGGTGGGTTTTTTGTTTGTGTGATATTTATTATTGATATTATAGAGATATAGGTTAATCACTTTTATGAATTAGTGATATTTATATATAAGTAAAAAATTAATTAATAATTTGGAGATAAGAAAATGGCTGAATTACTCGACCCTTCAGAAATAATGTTCACTCCGTTTGAACCGAAAACGAAGAACCGTTATATATTATATGTTGAAGGTATACCATCTTATTTGATTAAAACTGCAAACAGACCAAGTATAACGTTTGAAGAAGTTGAACTTAATCATATAAATGTAAAAAGATATGTTAAAGGTAAAGGTTCGTGGGAGCCAATTGAAATTACCTTATATGACCCTGTAGTACCAAGTGGTGCTCAAGCTGTAATGGAATGGGTAAGACTACACAAAGAGTCTGTAACTGGACGTGATGGATATTCTGATTTCTATAAAAAGGATATCACAATCAATATGTTAGGGCCAGTTGGTGATAAAATAGAAGAATGGACTCTTAAAGGTGCATTCATTGTTTCAGCGGCTTTCAATGATTTGGATTGGTCTGCGAGTGACCCAGCCGAAATTACATTGAGTCTACGTTACGATTACGCTATACTACAATTCTAAAATAGTTTATTGGTGGATAGGGGGAAGTTTGTGGTGGACTTCCCCTTTTTATTTATTGATGGTTTTTACTTGTAAGTAGATACTTATTAAAAAGAAGTTTTATAATAGTTTTATATGAATCAAAATATATAGATTAAGGAGAAATTATGGCAAAGAAAGAAAAGCCTAAATTTCCAAGTGAAATTGTACCTTTGCCTTCAAAAGGACATTTTTATCCAGAAGGACATCCCTTGACAAAAGGTGAAGTTGAAGTTAAGTATATGACAGCAAGAGAAGAAGACATCTTAACTTCACAGAATCTTATTAAACAAGGTAAAGTTATTGATGTTTTATTAGAATCATTAGTAGTTGGTGACTTTGATATGGATGATATGTTCATTGGAGATAAAAATGCAGTTATGATAGCCGCTCGTATTCTTGGATATGGTAAAGAGTATCAATTTGAATTGGATGACCCTGCTACTGGTGAAAAAGAAAAACACATACTTGATTTGACTACACTTGAACATAAAGAAATTGATTTATCAGAAATAGAGAAAGGTACTAATGAATTTGATTATGAATTACCATTCTCTAAAAAGAAACTCACTTTCAAAATGTTGACACAAGGTGATGAAAAACAAATCGCCGAGGAATTAAAAGCCTTGAGAAAGGTAACTAAAAAAAGTGGTATCGAATCAGAAGTTACTACACGATTAAAAAAAGTAATTACATCAATAGATGGAGATAGTACTGTCGGAACTATCAACAACTTTGTTAACAATGAATTTTTATCAAGAGACTCACGAGCATTTCGTGAACATCTCATGTCTGTAACACCTGATGTAGACTTGGATATCATTGTTGATTTTACTTCAGGTGAGGAGGTCGAAATCACCGTTCCGATGACGGTGGAGTTTTTTTGGCCTAAGTCCTGAACATAAACCACATATACACGAACAAATATTCCAAATAGTATTTCATGGGAAAGGTGGCTTCACTCACGATTCCGTCTATTCCATGCCCACCTATCTTCGTAAATTTTATTTCTTAAAAATGCAAGATTTTTATAAGAAAGAAAAAGAACAATACGATAAAGCCAATAAGAAGAGTACAGCTCGACCACCATCATATAAAAAATAAGTTTTCTGATATTTATTATAGATAATTCCCACTAAACTGTAATGTTATACATAAGGAGTAAAACATGGAAAAGCTGAATGATATTAAGAAGATAGCTAGAAAATTTATTAACAATGCAAAAGTCTATCAGCTTAAAAAGAAGATTCAAATAGTTGCATCAAGTGGTGCATTTATGGAACTATACCACGAAGATTCTGGTAAAAATTATGAAATATTTGACCCTAATGATAACCTTGTTGCTGGTGGTGATTATGATTCTGTATTAGAACCTTTTGCAGAATTTAAAGATATGTTACGTTCTCTTAAATTAGAAAATATTAAACAATTAAAACCAAGTAGAGTATCAGAACAAAGAGTATTCTATGAAGGTATTATTGATACATTATTTCAAAGAGTTATAGCTGGTGCCAAACCAAAACAAGTAGTTAAACAAGCTGTTAAAAATCATCCAGAGTTAAGTAAAATGGAAAAAGAAATTGAAAAAGATTTAGAACGATTGAGAAAAGACAGAGATGATTTTAGAAAAAAACTTAAAAAAACAGCAATGTGGTAAACCACAAAATTATAAGGACTAAATAGTGGCCAGACCAAAATCAGCAACAGCGGAATTAAAAGGACTTCAACAAAAGAAGAAATTGTTAGCGGATATTAATAAATCTGAAAAGCTGACTACTGCCCAAAAAAGAGAACAAAAAAAATTAACAAAAGAAATAGGTGATATAGAAAAGAAGTATGGTAAAGAAGTTGTTACGGCATTTGAAAGACGCGAAAAGATTGTTAAAAACTTAGTTAAAGATAAAAAAGAATCAGTAAATCTTGAAAAACAATTAGTAGAATTTGGTAAAACTGCTGTTATTGGTGCTAAAGATTTAGCCTCAATAAGGGGAGTGATAGCGGATACTGCTAAACAAGAGTTCGACCAGGTTACAGACATTTCTGGTATAATGTTAGAGAATTTAGATACCGCTCGAGATTTAAATACCGCACAATTAGCCATTGGTACTAATATGTATGACCAATTGGATATTGGGAGTCAACTGGGTGCTACCGAGAAAAAAATAGCCGAAGAAAGATTAAAATTGATGTCTGGTCAACATGATTTATCAGAAGACCAAGTTGATTTGGCTCTTGAAGCACTTGATATAGCCGAACAAGACTTAGAAACTCAGAAAAAAATACATAAATGGCAAACCGCACAAAATGACGCTCAAAAGAACCTTGGGAAAGGTATGAACGATATAAAAGACCAAGCTCAAGCGTTTGGTGCTCAAATAATGGCTATAGCGACAAACCCAATGGTTGCTATTGGAGCGGCCGCTGTAATGGTTGGAAAAGCATTATACGACACATTCCAAGGAGCAATGGCCCTTAAAACCGAGTTAGGTATTAGTGACGAAGCGGCTATGGGTCTTCAAATGAATATCGCAGAAACTGCTAGAGCGTTTAAGATGGCTGGAGTCGAGTCTGCGGATGTAAAAGATGCGGCCATGGGATTAATGAATAATTTCGGTGGAATTAATGCAGTAACACCAGAATTGTTAGGTGGTATGGCTCAAATGAAAGCGGAATTAGGAGTTAGTGGTACTGCTGCCGCGAACTTAATGGTAGCGATGAAAGCAACAGGGGCCGCGTCACAAGAAGCCGCATTTGAAATGGCTAAGAGTGTCGGTCACTTAGCTCAAGCGGAAGGTGTTGCACCAGGTCAAGTAATGCAAGATTTAGCTAACAATACTGAAGCTTTCGCTTCATTCGCTAAAGATGGTGGTATGAATGTTGCTAAAGCGGCTATTCAAGCAAAGAAACTTGGTATTAATTTTGATACATCGGTTAAGATAGCAGATAATCTATTAAATTTCGAATCAAGTATACAACAACAAATGGAAGCAGAGATTCTACTTGGTAAACAATTGAATCTCGATAAAGCTCGTCAATTAGCTCTTGCTGGTGATATAGAAGGTTTACAAAAAGAAGTATTAAAAAATGTAGGTTCTGAAGCAGAGTTTAATAATATGAACGTTCTTCAAAGAAGGGCGTTAGCTCAATCTATTGGGGTTAGTGTTACTGAATTATCTAAGATGGTTGCTAATCAAGCTAATATTAATTCACAGACAAAGACACAAGAGAAGTTTACTAATCTTATGGCTGCCGCAATGAAAGAAATAAGAAATCTCGGTGAAGATTTGTTAAAGATATGGCAATTAATAAAACCAATTATTATGGTTGCATTAATACCAATTGGTGCGGCTGTTTGGGCGGTAATTAAACTTGTTGCTTTATTAGCCGAAGGTCTTAGTATACTCAATGAATGGACAGATGGTGGAGTTACAGCGTTTTTAGGTGGTTTAGGTGCTATATTTCTGTTGACTAAGTTGATTGGTAAGACGAGTATTAAGAATGCTATAACGGAACGAATTGAGAAAATGAAAACTTGGGCCATGGAGAAGAAAAATTTAATATTTAAACAAGCTATGGACAAGGGTGGTTCTTCACCAACCACCGATACAGGTACAAAAGGTGACCCACTCGGATTTGTAAAGAAAATTAAACCAAAGAAGATATTAGCGGGGGCGGCCGCGATGTTGATTGTATCCGCCGCACTATTTGTTACAGCTAAAGCTCTACAAGAGTTTGGAAGTGTAGAGTGGAGTTCATTAGCTAAGGCTGGTGTTGCTTTACTCGGATTAGTAATAGTATTAGCCGCGATTGGAGCTATAATGATGAGTGGTGTTGGTGCTGTCGCTATTCTTGCAGGAGCCGCGGCCATGTTGGTTATTGCGGCATCATTACTTGTATTAGGACATGCTATACAAGCCATAGGAACTGGTTTCGGAATGTTAGCAGAAGGTATAAGTTCATTTACACCATTACTAACTACATTAGTTCCGTTAGCAGGTGGTATATTTATTTTAGCTGGAGCGTTTGGAGCGTTAGGAATTGGAATGGGTGCGTTAGCCATTGGAGCTCTTGCATTACTACCAGCTTTACCTGTATTGATGGCATTATCGGGAATTGGAATGTTAGGTATGGCGTTAGCAGGTGGGGGAGAAGAAACAGGTCCAGAACCACCACCAATTACTGATATGGGAGTTACAAATGATAAGTTGGATGGTGTTATATCCGCTATAGGACAATTACAAGCAGATAATAGAGTATTAATGGAACAATTAAATAATAAAGTTAAGAATTTAGGTACTGAATAATATGGCATTAGTAGATTTAGTAAGTGATTTATCACAAGGAGCAGGACAACCAATTGGTTCACCATCTGGTAATAATATGGGGTCTGCTACTGCACCACAACCAGTAGATTTCTTTCCAAATATACATGCAACTGGATTCACAATGAATTTTGGAGGCCCACCAACATTATTTACTTTAAATGGTATACCAGAAGTGGTTGATACTAATCCAATAGGAAGACATACCGCTGGACAAGACGTTGGTTTATATGAACCAGTTACAATGTCTAATATATCAAGACCAGACATCATTCCTTTTAACTTATCAGATATAAGTACACACGAAAGACCAGAATTGATTGATTGGTTTAATATTACCACAGAAAATAGCCCAAATGCAGAAAGAAGTCCGAGACAACCATTTAACTTTCCAAGTTTAGAAACACCAAGTGCTTTTAATTCATATAATAGTAGTGGAACAATAGATACAGAATTATCAACCGAAGGACAATATGATAAGTTACCTTATAGAGATAATAATGTAATAGGATTTGACCAACCTTTTATTATAAAGGATATTGGTAGTAAAGCAGGACTTGATGCTGTTAGTGGTATACCAGGAATTGGTATGGCTAGTGTTATGGTTGGTAGAACAATTGATGATGTTAAAAGGATAGGAAAATTTATATTTACACCACAAGGTATTACATTTGGAGTTAAACAATTTATATTTTATAAATTAAATCCATTCCAACATACAAGAACTTGGAATCCATTGGGATTAGTATCAATTGTACCAATGGTACACGCAAGAAGTCATGGAACATTCAGTACTACGTTGATAGAAGCTATGGATGGTGCTAAAGATTTAATTGGTGATTTGAAAAAGGTAGGTTCGGACGCTGGAAAGGGTGTTGGACAGGCCGCAGGAGCCGCTTTAGATTTTTTACAAGGAGCGGCTAAGAGTACTATTCATTTTGCAGGTGATGCTGCCCAATTTGGAAAAGAAGCGTTTACTGCTGGGTCGAAAACAATTGCACCAATACTTGAAAGATTTCGTACATACTTTCCACACAATGAACAAAGAGCTAAACTTGAAGCACCAAAAGAAACTTTACAAAATGAATCTAATGGATTTAAAATTGATTGGACTAAGATTAAAACTACTACTAAGAATATATGGAGTAAAGGTAAAGATATAACAGTTACAATTGGTAAGGGTGCAATGAGTGTTGGTAAAAAAGCTTACGCTGGAGTTGGATGGGTAGGTGGTCATTTAAATGAGATGGATTGGGCTAGAGATGCACATCGTGGGCCACATACAAGATATCAAGATTCATTATCTATTATTATGAGTGGTAAAGCTCAAGGGCCAGGTCTTGTATGGAAAAGTGTTGGTGATTTGGGTGAAGAACTAAATCAATCTGCACTTGGAAATGAAGATTCTCAATTATTATTTTGGAGTAACCTATGGGGAACTGATATACAAACAGATGATTGGGAAAGTGGTGTTGGTACTAATATTGGTAAGTATCATCATATGTCAATGTGGCCAGATAATAGAGAAGATGGTAATGGTATGTCTGTATTAATTGCTCGTGGTATGATATGGAAACACCATCCAAGTAGTGTTAGTGGTCAATCAAATCCCGTAGAAAGATTTCCTTCATTAGAAGTTAATCAAGCAAGGTATTTAAGTGTAGTTGATTCTAAACCTAATAGTATATCAGAATTTAATATACCAAGTAGTGTTATAAAACCAGTAATTGATGAGGATGACCCACAAAGATTATTAATACCACAACCACCAAGTATTGTAAATGATAGAGACCCAATTAGAAATTATGCTATGTCTTCGTATGGACAATTACCAGGCGAAACTAATCCAAGGGATGAGGTTATTTATGAAAAGACATTAAAGACACCAAGAGAAAAGAATGATGAGTCTTTTACAACACCAGATGGTGATACAGTTAAAATGGAAAATGAGTTACAAAAGAGAACAGATGCTAAAGCTATAATGTATACTCTTGGTGAACCTGGTAAACCAGGTATGAAACCAGTATGGGATGATACTCTTGGATTGATAAAGAAAGGTCATACAAATAAATATGCAAATGAGTTGACCGATAATGTTAATATGACACCATACGGACAAGATTCAGAGTCAGATTTTATTCCATTTAAATTTAAAGATTTAGTTAATAATAAATGGATTGTATTTAGAGCAACTCTTGAAGGTATAAGTGATGCTGTTACACCAAATTGGAATGAAACTCAATATATAGGTAGACCAGATAAAGTTTATACATATGGTGGTGCTGATAGAGCAATAGGATTCTCTTTTAAAGTATTTCCAAACACAAAACAAGAGATGATTCCATTGTGGGAAAAATTAAATTATTTAATGGGTCTTGGTTATCCGGCGTGGAAGACTGTAGGAGACCAAGGTGGTAGATTAATGACACCACCATTTGTTGAATTGACAATAGGTAATCTTTATAAGAATACACCAGGTTTAATAGATAATATTAGTTTTACTATAGAAGATAGTGGTGGTTGGGATATAGATTTACTTGCAAGTCAAATAGAAAAAGTACAATTACCAAAATTTGTAACAGTACAAATCGGATTTAAGTTTATTGGTAATTATGCGTTATCAATGACAGGTAAACATTTTGATTTAGATTGGTTGGATGGTACTAAACCATATGAAACATTTTTAAACGACCCATCTACTAATGAAGAAGGCAACGAAGTTGTTAGAATAGGTGGTGTTGAGACCGTAGTTAATGATTTAGTAGCTGTACAAGGCCCAACAGATATTAGAAGGTCATCATAATGAATAGATACGAATTTACAAAAATTAAAAAAGATAAAAATGGTAGACGTAGTTACAAAATAACAAGGTATCCAGAAATTAGAATACAAGATACTGATACTTTTCATTTCGCTAGAGACTTCGAGAGATTTGATTGGTTAGCTTATAAATACTATAAAGATTCATCTTTATGGTGGGTAATTGCTAAAGCTAATGGTTATTCCCACGAATCAAGGCCAAAGATTGGTGAAAAGATTCGTATACCAAGAAATATAGCTAGTATATTAGACGATTTTAGAAAAATCAATAAATAAGGGTAAGTATGTTAAACCTTTCGGAAATACATCCAGACGTTAGGAAAACACTACATAAAACAGAAAACGCTCTTGTAAGAGATGTTTCTGCGAATGTAGCACAAGGTAGTGTTGGTACTGCTATAAAGGATACTTATGCTAAAGCACCTTGGGTGAGGATGTTTTCACCTATAAACTCTACACAACAATATGCTTATTATACTAAAAAAGACGCACCACCAGAAAATGCAGAACGACATGGAAAATTATTACAAGTAGGTGATATTAAACTTGGTACAGATGGTAAAGGATATATGTTGGAAGACAATCCGCGTGGTGGTATGGATGGTGTTTGTATAGTAGGTGGTGAGTTGGTAAAAGACACTATTGATTCACCAGAAGATGCTTTAAAACTTAGAACATTAAATGGGTTTTCAGAAATGTACGATAGAGTATTGTGGGATAAACAAGCATCTAACGAGTTAACATATGATACTGGTGGTAAAGTTAGAATAAATGAAGATAGATTTAGACCATTACCAGGCATAACATCTGTTAGTGTTGAATTTGCTGGTGGTACAAAAGCTATACGAAATGCAACAATAAATTGGGTTTGTCATTCTTATTCTGATGTAGCAAGATTACAACCACATTTCTTAGGTCATGGTAAACCAATTATGTTGGAGTGGGGTTGGAGTTCTATAGAAGATTTTAATGCTATACAATTTTTTAGTAAAGATGAAATTCAAAGTGGTGAAGCTTATAATACAATTCAATCAAGAATATGGGCTAATAAAGGTAAATATGATGCCATGGCAGGTCTTGTCAAAAACTTTGAATGGAAAACTCGTGATGATGGTGGTTTTGATTGTACAACAGAAGTAACTTCCTTGGGTGTAAATACTTTAGGACAACAAACAAAAAGTGAAGTAGCTCCATCCACAGACCCAGAAGAAAAAACTACTGAAGAAAAAGAAAAAGAGGGTGGAAGTACAATTGGTGGATATACACCAACATTAGAAGAATTTGTAGAACAATTAGATGATGAGATTGTTGGGTTATGTATGGAACCTGGTGTAATTTTTGGTAATGCTTGGAAAAGTGTAAGACCAATTACAGACCAACCACCTGGAATAATGAAAACCATATTAACCGATGGAATCAATAGAACAGTGGGGCCTTATGTATCTTGGGGTTGGATGGAAGATAATATTATAAGTAAATTTTTAGGTAAGGTAAATACTGATGGTAGGTTATTTTCTACATTTAGAAGTGTTATACCAGTAATGGAAAATGGTAAACCAAAAGAAATTGGTGATGAAGGTGGAGAAGAGTCTTGGAGATGGGAATCGGTGAGAATTTGTAATCATGAAGGTTTACTTACTTCTAATCCAGATAGATTTATATTTAAAGGACAATGGGTTACAGCAAATAATATTGATATAAGTAAAGATTATGATACAGAAAAAATAACTCAAATGGTTAAGGATTTTGAAGATGCAGGTGATGGTAAAAGTTTTGATAATTTTGCTTGTCCAGATAATCCAGAAGAAGGATTTTTAAGAAATGTTATAATACACTGGGAAGAAATAAAAGAATCCTTTATAGGTGTAACTTCTATAGAAAGTGGTATGCAAAATTTATTTAATAGAATGAATGAAGATTATGGTATTTGGAAACTAAAAGTTACTGATGCAACATTACCATCAACAAAACATGGTGCTGGTAGAGTTATGGTGATTGATGAAAACCATAGTGAAAATACGGTAGAAAATTTATTAGAGACTACAACGGGCGTGAGTAAATTAGTTGATGGAAAAGTAGAAGGTAAGTTGTTTGTATTCAATGTAATGAATGAAAAGAGTATTGTAAAGGGCCATTCATTAACAGCTAAACTACCAAGTTCAATGCAAACTGCGGCTATGTTTGGAGCGAATAATAAAGGAAATGCTCCAGCTGTTGCTGGTAATCCATCGTCTATTAGGTATGGTAAAGCTGTAGGTAAACATCCAGACCAATCTATTGGTGATATGAAGATGGCGTGGCAATATGGTTCATTTGGTTATAATGGAGACCGAGATAGTATTGACAATATCATATCTGATGCAAATTCACCACTAAGTGTTGATGATGGGCCACCATTATTAATAACAGCTAAAGCTAATGCAGAAAGTACGGATGTTACTACTGATGATAATGCTAATAAAGCTAGAGATGAGGCATTAGAAGAAGAAAAAAACAAACTTGCACAAGAGAAAGAATTTCAAACCAATATTGATAAAATTAAAAATAATGAAACAATATCAACCTCCAAACATGATGATAAAAAAATGTATAATGATAAAGGATACTTAAAAGACGAAGGCGAATATAAGTGGAAAAGTATAATGAGAAAGATGATAACAACTGGTCCAACTGGTGTTTATAATGTTAGACCATTACTTATTCCATTGGAGATAGAAATACAAGTTACTGGAATAGGTGGTATAGTTCCTGGTAATGCGTTTACTACAAGTTATTTACCACCAGAATATGATGGTTGGGTTGCATTTCAAGCTACAGATATATCACATTCCATAGGAACTGATGGTTGGACTACAACTATTAGAGGACTTATGAGAATGGCAGAACATGGGCCTACGGTGATAAAAGGTGATGAGATTACTATTGTAAAAAAAGAAGGACATGCTAAAATTGCACAAAATGTTAATCTTGATGAAACTGGTACAGTTGACCCACCAACAACTGATGAAGTTACTGAAGCGGAACATAGAGAACTTGAAACAGAAGAAGCTGCAGAATCTTTTGATAACAATAATCAAGTACCACGACCTAAGATTCCAATACCATCAGAAGAAGAAGATATATTAGATGATTTACCAATAGATGAAGATTGGATGGATGAAGAATTAAAAGTTGATGAAAGATTAGCACGTGGTGATATAAAACCAACAGAACCACCACCAGTAAGACCTAAAATTGAAATACCAAGTGCAGATGAAGATATAGAGGGGGATGTTGATGAGGGTGATACCAGCTTTGATGAGTTTGAAGATTTTTCAGATTTACCAGAACCACCACCACCAGCTGTTGAAGACCCATCTATACCACCAACTTATGATAGTTGGAGAATCGATGCGGTAAAAGAGGGTGAATATACTACGGAGATGTGGACAGTAACATATGAAGCCGTTCAATATAAAACATTTACGGATGGGAGTGTTAGAGAAACAAATAGAGGTCAAGCGTCAATCAAAAAGAAAGACCGAGAATCTGCTGACCGAACTGCAGACCAAGCCGCTCTTGGAACTGTAGGACATTGGCGTTGGACTACAACAGGTAAATCTAAGATATAATAATTATGCCTAAATCAACTGGATTATTAAAAAAATTAAATAGAACTGCTAATAGAATAGAAACTATGGCAGGTAAGACTGGTGTAAATGCATTTAAATATATTGATAAAGCGTGGGTTAGTCCAAATATACCATATCACATATATTATATGCCTGATGGAAGAGAGATTTATGCAACTGAAATGGAATTTAATGAATTTAAATCTGAAGTGATTGTGAGACACAAAGGTGAAACAGACTACAAAAGATATCAGAAAACTTTACAAAAGAGTGATAGATATGTTCCAGTTAGTCATAAACCAAGTGCTAAAAAATCTGATATTAAGAAAGGTTTTATGGAACGTTGTTTTGTAAAACCAGCTTCTACTGAAAATGCGTTAGTTACTGAAGTTGACCCTGTAGGATTTAAGGGTATACCAGACACATATAAGAAAATTAAAATTAGATGGCAAATAAAAGGTAAACGTGATGATGTTTCTTCTAAAAATATAAATCAAATACAAAAAGCTGATAGAATAGTACCAGGTGTTTCTGAGTTACCTATATCAGCGTTGGATGAATATAGAATTTCAACAAAAGAAGAAAAAAAGTATCTTTTAGAAAAAAAGCTTGAACGTATGAACAAATACTAAACTATTTATTTCTAAATAAAGGTTATATTATGTTAAAGTCAAAAGTCTTAGATAAAGGTTTTATTGAGGTTGTAGATTCACTTGGCACAGACTTAACAGTAGTTAATTCTGCTCGTGTATCATTCGGTAAGAGAAAAGAGAAATTCGATAAGTCAGATGAACGATTGGTTCGTTATCTTGCTAAACACAAACACTACTCACCATTTAGACATTTACAAGTTCAGTTCCATATAAAGGCACCTGAGTTTGTAATGAGACAAGCATATAAGCATGTAGTTGGTATTGAAACTACATCTAATAGTTCAACAAAAGACCACGCTTGGAATGAGATTAGTGGTAGATATGTTCCAGTTGAAGATTTTTATATGCCTGAAGTATGGAGAAAACAATCTCAAGATAACAAACAAGCATCAGAAGGGGAATTGGACTATGACGGACAAGAAACTGCAAGTTCATTATATAGAACAGGTATAAATGAAACAAAAAGAATTTACGAAGAACTTGTTAATCTTGGAGTTGCTAAAGAACAAGCAAGAATCATATTACCATTGAACCAATACACAGAAGTTTATTGGACAGCGTCATTTCAAGCTGTTATGAATTTTATTGAACTAAGAAATGAAAAAACTGCACAGATAGAAATACAAGAGTACGCTAAGGTATTGTTAAATCAGATGAAAGAAGTATTTCCAAAAACAACTAAATTGTGGTGTGAGGCACATAATTGGTAATAGTAGAATCCACAAGGGAGTGGGAAAAATTTATAACAAAGTTTAAGATGGAAGATTCGGTTGTATTACCGATACAATGTGATGATAAACTACACCCATCTGAATCAAAATTATGTTTGTTATATATTAGGTTATTAAATGATAATACAGATGAATATGTATTACCATTTAGACATTCTGATGCTCTAAATTTAAATTTGAAGTATATAAAGAAGACTAATACTTCAAAAAATATTTATACCTACGATAAGAAAAAATTATTACATCTTGTTGAGTGGGAAAATGTATTTGATTTACAAATGATGCATTATTTACGTAAAAATGAACCACTTTTAATTGAGGATGTAACCACCAATTCACACAATCATTTCAATACATACTATCGTAACTTTGATAATGTTAATTCTATTATACCAATACTAAAACACGTTGAGTGGTGTAGA